ACCGAATTTCAACTGTGTGTTTGGGTGTAGATGCCCCGCTAGGGGCATCTTGTCCGACCGCAAGCGGAATTGCATCCGACCGCAAGCGGAATTGCATCCGACCGCAGTTCAAAATCCGCCGCGCAAGCTGGCGGATTTATATAGGAATTGCATCCGACCGCAAGCGGAATTGCATCCATGTTCCTAGCTAAAAGAACATAAACCGATATGTTTATATTTTTCTAAACATGGAATTATCTCTCGCTCCGTCTCCGAAAGCCGACGCCTTTGTCGCGCTCTTTCAACACATCCGTCTCTTTTCAGAACACGTGAATATCACATTTTCCGAAGATCAGGTGTATATGCAGTGCATGGACAATGCGCACGTGGCGATTTTAGAACTCTATTTACCCAAGACTTGGTTTGACCAGTACGAATCCACGAACACGACGATTGGAATCAATGCGGCCTTTCTTTATCGCATTCTCTCGTCGAGAGAAAAAGACCAGAAGATCCATGTCGTTTATTCGGGGGAAGATGTCTTGCGTGTGCATTTGACGAGCGAAGCGGCGACCTCGGCGAAGAATTTCGACAAGCATTTCGAACTCCCGTTGCTTTCTCTCGACGTGGATACCATGGAAATCCCGGCGATTGAGTATACGGCGGAGATCCAGCTCTCTTCTGCGCACCTGGCTTCGATAGTGAGTCAGTTGAAAATGTTTGGCGACACGATGGAAATCAAGTGTAGCGAAGAGACCATTATGTTGGCGTCCAATAGCCAGGACCAGGGGAAGATGTATGTGGAGATTCATATCGACGATGTTGCCGGGTTTGCAATCGAGGAGGGATCGGAACTCAATCTCTCGTTTAGTTTAGGCTATCTGCACAACATTTGTATGTATCACAAACTGGCCAAGGAAATAGAATGGAAGTTTAGCGAATCCTATCCCATGCAAGTGGTGTATCCTTTGGACGAGGCGAAAGAGGCGCGTTTGGTGTTTTATTTAGCGCCGAAAATGGAGGACTGAAAGGGGAGTACTGAAAGGGGAGTAGGGAGTTCATTCTCTCTCTCTATACTATATAATGAAGAGACCTCATCGCCACGAAGACGGACACTACCATATCCATGGCCATAAGTTTAAGGAATTGTTTGGATCGAGACAGCAGGTCTGGAATGGCACTGCGTACAAAACCGCTGGCGAGCTCACCAAGTCACACTTGATGATGAACAAGTGGGGGCGTATTGTGAGTGCGGCGAAGCATGCCACCGCGAAACGCGAAAAGAGACTCCAAAAACACGGGTATTTTGCCAAGAAGGGCAAGTTTGGCTATGTGAAGAAGAGCGTTCGCCGGGTTTCCGGGAAGAACAAGACCGCTCGCAGGAAGTAAATCGTGAGAGAATGATATTTTATCTACATAATATATCATTTCAATGCAATCGGATACCCCCCCCACCCCACTCGATAGTGATATGGAAATGGACCAGCTTATTACAAATATTTTTTTTGATAAATTAAATATACAATTGTTTGAAAAAGAAATGAAATTGATTCAAAACGAGAAATCGAGTTTTCAAAACGAGAATTTGAGTAAAAGACCGCCCGTTTTTAATAGAATTATTAATAGAATATTGTATAAATCGAATGATGAGAAATCGGATTATGATAAAATAATTTCCAAGTATGAGACAAGAATTTCCAATTATGAGAATGAAATTCACAAAATTAAAAAAAATCTTACTGATTCATTGAAAAAATTCAGTAAAATGGCATTTTCACAAACCGATCCCGCAAAAAAAGAAAAATATTCAAATATATTGAAAGAGTTAAACTTGGCAAAATCAACGAGGTCGATGAATCCAAGGTAGGAGGAAACCCCCCTAAATCCAGACGCATTTATCCTCGATCCCCACCGTCTCTTGCAAATACCTCTCGAAATAAGCCTTCCCGACGATCCATTTCGCGCCGTCGTAAAACCGCCGGTAAGCCGCATAAGCGTCGTACACGGTCATTTTCGTCTTTTCACGCTTCGCCATCTCGTCGGGGTGGAAGAGCGACAAGGTGTCAGAGACGGGGTTAAACAGCGCCACCTGTATATCCAGCGCCTTGTTCCATATCCGACACTGCCGGTTCAAAATATACTTGTCGCCCTCGATCTCCACATCGGGGTAATAAAACCGAAGCAAGTCGAGGATCTTGGACTCATTGAGGGAAATCGCCGTAAGCCCCGTTTCCACACACCAATGCTTGTACAAGGCCGATATCTCGTCCACTTCGTATTCCGCCATCGTATCCATCGCAGGTTCCATGGTCGCGTCCCAAAACGAGAGAAACCGCTGTACCACCGGCAAATACTTGCTCGTCGTATCGAGAAACACGTCTTGTTCCGGGTCATACCGGTCGGCCAATTCCTCCATAAAGAGCGACTTGAACGTGGTCTGGAACATGACACCGGGCAAATTCTTGGACTGCAAGAATTGGCGCCACAAATAATGCACGTTCGTCATGCTAATCTGTTTGCCCGAAGGCGGCGTAAATGCGTCGTCCAAAGAAGGCGCGCGGTCTTTCCGCAAGATTTGCAAGTATTCCGAGATGAAGGTCAAGACGATCGTATTCGGCGTGTTTTTCGTCAAATAGAGGGTGTACTCTACGGCCGCATCGTCCGTTGCGTTATTTAACAAAAAGGCGTCGCCGGATTCGAACCGCGTGCTATAATGCGCAGCCACACAGAGCAAATCCAGACCATATTTCTCTACAATGGCGCGCCAAGAAAAGGAGTCTTGCACCCGAATCAGCCGGCAATTGGAATACGTGTGCTCGTAGTATTTGTGTTTGAAGGAGGCGATGGGGTTTTGGCCGAGAATGAGTTGAGAGACGGCGGCCAGTTCTTTCAAGAAGGGTTTCGCTTTCGGGGAAACGAGATGGATCTGGTCGCCCGTCTTTTTCAACAGATTGTCGCCGACCACCGTCAAGAAATACTTGGCTTCCGACTTTTTGGCGAACACGGCGGGGACCAGGGCGTCCAAGACGGACTGAATCGTGGCGGATTCGGGGATGGATTTCAAGAGATGGGTTTCCTTGATGCGTTTCATGATGTAGACTTTCGTTTGCGGTTTCCGGCTCATGAGTTGGTTGCGTTCTCTCGTGATGGTGGTCAAGACATGATGTAGAAGATCGTCTTCCGTAAAGACACGGTAGTTGAGTCCGTCGTAGTGGAAGAACCGTTCCGTGGTGGGGACGTAGAAATACTGGTTGGTATTTAGGAAAGATTGGATAAAAGCGTCTTGCTCGAGAGAGAGATGGTCATTGCGGGTTTGTCTCTCGACATGGGTTTTCTGGATGTTTTCGAGGATGGCGGGGAGCTGGAAACAGACGTAGTGGTGGGTTTTTTGGAACATGTAGGGGTCGTCCGCGTATTTTGCGTAGAGGTCGTCGATGATTTGTTTCGCGAGGTAGATGGGGGTGTCCATATTTCAAAATGGGATGAATGATTGGATTCGATAGAGAAAGAACGAGAGATGCGTTTATATCGATTTATAAGTAAGAGAACCTACGGTATCCCTGTAAGAGAACCCATGGTTCCCTTACGATCCCTCCTTCCACGTGACCCCGGTAGGTGAATATCCCGACCTGTATCGGAGATAGTTGTCTTGGGATGGATCTTGGGGTGTATTATTACACCAGAACATTCGATACATAAATGATTGAAAACCCTCTTACCATTTACAAATATTATTGAGATGTGAATAATATTTGCAATACGATATATGCAGTCAACATGTCGTTTATATACTCAACCCCAAGATCCATCCCAAGACAACTATCTCCGATACAGGTCAGGATATTCACCTACCGGGGTCACCTGGAAGGAGGGATCACATACAAGAACAATCTCTCGCTTCTTGAATAATACTCAACCCCAAGACAACTATCTCCGATCCAGGTCAGGATATTCACCTGGAGGGAGGGTTCGTAAGGGAACCGTAGGTTCTCTTACAGGGATACCGTAGGTTCTCTTACCTCTTACCTTACAGAGAGATCGCCTGGCGCATTTTCAGAGGAATATGTTCTTTGGCCCCATGCAAGACGGCAATTTTCATGTATTTCGCCAAGATGAAATTCGAGTTCAATAGATCCTGGGTCGACATGACGGCAAACCACTGATATTTGGTTCTTGCCAAGATCTCGTCTTCGGGGATATAGACCCCCAAACACTGGTTGCTCATGGCCAAATACTCTTCTTCCATCAAGTTATCCAGCAATACGGGTGTTTTCTTGGTCGTTTTCACGCCCACCACTTCGCCACCCACCAGATTCATCTTGGAGTCGTCGATTTTCTGCAAACACCAGTATTCCACATCCCCCAAGAAATCGCGATCCGACGAAAAATGGGGCATCTGGATACGTGTTTTCATGGCACGAATCATATCGAGCAACGTCGCGTCGTTCTTGTTCGCCCCCATGAAATACAAACTGGGCAAAAAGGCGAGACGGCGCGACCCCTGTTTCGCCAAATTCACGTTCCGATTCACCGCCTCGCAAACAAAGGGTCGGTCGTTCGACGTGGCCTGCAAATACATGTTGCGCAAATTGCCCAAGCACAAAAACGAATTCGGCACGACCATACCCCCATAGTAATAGACCAATTCCGCGAGTCCAATGGACCGGATCCACGACTTCATGGGTTCCGCCACGCCATTCAAATCCAGATCCCACGACGGAATCAATTTACTAAAGGTGTTATCGTCAATCAAGCAAACATGGAAATCATTTCCGCACTGATTGATGATGGATCGAATGGTCAAATGTAAATAAGGCTGATTTAAATCGTAGGACGATCGCCCGCCGAAAGAAGACCATACCCGCGAATTGTACTCGAATTTCGTATGAATCCAGATTTTCGGTTTCCCGTAGTCTTCCAAAGGCGAATCCGTCAAGAGATATTTCCGGATAAGCTCATACTCATCGCGGTTCTCTTCAAACGGTGACTTCATTCTGGTTGCCACATAGGAGGCTACGCCCACCAGTGTAATGGCAAACACATAATATGCCATATTCTTTTGATTAAACATTATATATAGTATGGAATCAATATATATTATGTGGGAAATTATATAGTCTCGTTATTGGTCGCCTCGGGATAGACCAAATATTCAATCGTGTATTTCGACTCGTTGTACTTGATTTGACTGGTGAACATGACCCCGTTCGATTTGCATATTTGTCGCACAATATTGGTGAAGGAATTGTAAGACATGGCGCGTGTCAAGTAGAACTGTTTGGATACATGATAATATTCCATCAATCTCTCACACAAAGCATCATTCAGCTTGTAATAGAGGAATTTTTTATAAGCATTATGGTCAACTAAATAATATTTGTCGGTTTTTAAACATATTTGTTCGAATAATTCGAACAACAGGGAAGGGGGGACAAGTTTTTTAAATATTTGTTTGGACATGGGGGAGGCAGATAAAAACAAAAAGGGTATACTTATTATATTCCTTTATATTTCATAAATACATATATTTTGATTACCTGAGTTTGATCATCAAAATATCGCGCGACAGTGTATAGAATGGCGGAAACTGGTCGCGAACTAATCAAATGGCCCATCACGGATAAACAATTGGCCGATTGGAAACCTCTCGATATCGAATGCCCGAGAGACCGCACATTTGGCTGCGTGTTCAATGTTTTAGCCTTTGTCGGCGTATTGCCACATGAAACGGCCGAACAAATGACGCGTCTTGTCAACCGCGCCGTCCACGGATCCAAGGGGTCGGAAGAATCGAAAGTGTTTCGACAGGGAACATCCGAGTCCGAATTCCGCGCCGTCATGCACGGGACTTTTTTGAAAAAAAATGAGGATCATACCATTGAGCTACGGAATTACGAGTTTCCCGACTGGGAAAAAGTCATACGACAATATTCCCTAAATAATAACGAAGGCACCTTTCTTTGGCTACAGCGTGCACCTTATCGAACCGAAACTCGGGCAAATATGACTCGCGCCACCCTTGGCCACCTTTCCCCTCCCAAGATACCGGTAGACGTCCCCCTGCCAAACCACGCCGTCGTTCTCGCCCGCAATCAATACGGCAAATTGGTCATTGTCGATCCACAGCAGACGACGATTCATCCCTTGGAAGAGTTTGTTCGGCTTCAATTTCGCGATCCACACTTGACGGAACGAGAGAATCGGTTTCGCTATATCGGCGGAAAATTCCTCTTTAAAATCGAGAAACCCAACCATAAACGCGCCCACCACGAAACCCTGCGTTTTTTCCATAAAACGAAATCGCCCAATCAACCTGCTACCAAAAAACGGCGGTTGACGAAACCCAAGTTCGATCTCCCCCTCCTGACTCGCGCCGAAGTAAAACGGTGTGCCGAAACACCTCTTCAGCCCGACGAAGTCGCCATTCTCTTGATTTCCCATGGAAGATATGTCTATCCCACCGATACGGCGCAAATGGATACAATGCCCTTTTCCACGCATCCCGTTTTTCCCGACGGCCCAGATACCAATAAGTCTGCGCCCAGTTCCGACCTATTTTCCGTGCCGGAGAATATGGTCTTGTACCAATACGCCAAACCGGAAAATACCTTGACCATTGGGCATTTGAAATATTTGGCCACCCATATCGGCAGCGGGAAATGCATCGTGCAAGACCTACCTAACACAATCGAAATTTACGAGAAACGAAAACCCCGGTCAAGGTCGAAATCGAAATCTAGGACAAAGAAGAACAAGGAAATGCTCTATTGTTTTTCCGACCCACATACCACGCATGGAGGCGATCAAACGAACGACTTGATTCTGGTCTTTGATCATAGCGTGAATGACGCCGAATTAGGCCGGATTCGCATGGGATACCTCGAGTATACGCACGATAGTAAAGACCCTCCCATGAGAGAGTTGCCCCTTACATATACGTGTTTGAAAAACGTCTTGTATGATTTGTCTCTCCAATATGCGGGAAAAAAAGTATACGTGCATCAATTTAGCTGTCGAACCGGCGATTATTCGGCCGCCCTCCAGCCATGGAAGACCAAACAAGTTCCCATCTCTCCCGCCATCCGGTCTCTTGGAAGCAAACACCCCGAAAAGATGGTTCCCGTCGAAGCCTCCGTCTACGAATTGGCCCGCGCATTAAATGGCCTGAATATTTCCGAGAGTGCCCGTCGGAAAAAATTCACGCAAGACATGCACCAAGAAATGCTGGCAAAGGGATACATTCGAACGGGATATATCTATGAAACCTAGGCGGCCAGTACGTTGACCAATCGATTGCTAAAGAGCGCCAACTCGATACAATTCTCGTGTACATTATGAAAAACGGTAATATACTCGCACAACAGAGGAATCACCTTGTACTTTTCGTCCTCGTCCAAAAGGTCTGTCGTCTTGACAAATTCGAAAAAGTATTCGAAAATATCAATGACGGAATACCCATAATCGTAAATCCCATACAAAATACGCACCGCTTCTCTCAAATCGCCCACCTTTACTGCCGATACATAGTCTTGGAATTGGTGGAACGAAATGGTCGAACACAATTGCTCGCCCACGGCTTTCGATACAATGACCCCCGGCTCGCTAAAGATCTTGATCTTTTCCAGATTGTTAATAACGGTTCGCACACTATGGTTCGATCGGTCAATCAAGTAATCCCGGCATTCGCGGTCCATCAAAATCACTTCCTCTCGAATGATCCGATCCATAATGTGCGTAATGTGTTTGATCGAAGGCGGGCGAATACGTATAATATGCAACCGGCTCTGCAAACTCTCAATCACCTTTTGCGCGTTTGAACAAGACGCAATCAAATGTATATTCGACCGATACTTATCAATATAATTCCGAAACACCTGTTGACTCTGTTTGTTCACCATATCCATGTCGTCAATCATCACCACCTTCTTTTTCCCATAAATGGAGCAGTGCGACTGGCAAAACGTCTTCATTTCCGTCTTGAAAAACTGGATCCCCTGCTCCTTTAAATTGTTAATACACAGAATATTGGTCTCGGGAATCATGGCCGTTTTCGATAGACCATAATACTCGCGCAAAAGAGCATACAGGAGCGACGTTTTCCCCGAATTCGATCCACCGATTAGAATGATGTTGAGGTCGTCGATTTCCATGAGCGTGCGCAAGACAAAAGACGTCTTGTTGGATTCGCGTAGACGGTCGTCTGGGTCAGCGTACTCGAAATCCCGTAAATAGGCGGGGGTGTATTTTGTAATGAAGGTGTCTTGCATATCGCGGTTGCTACGTATTCGCACGAGGACTTTATGTTGGTTGTCGACAATAAACAAATATAAAGTGTTGGGATGTTATCCAGATATACCATGTCCAGCGAACCCGATTGCAAATACGTGTCGTCGAGAGGCATCTTGAAATCCTGCGCGATAAGAAGTTCGTTGCCGACTTCCAGCATTCGTACCTTGGTGGGGTACGATTTCTCTCGACTGAAAGGGGGGGATCTCGTCTATATATGCAATTCGGCCATTCCCGCGTTTGTCCGCGACGTATTTCCCTCCTTGAAAGTCCCCTTTCGCTTGGTGTCGGGGGATTGCGACGAATCCTGCCCCACCGAGCTCTTCCGCAATGCGGAGGAGTTTTATCGGTTTATCGACGACTCGCGTATTCTCGTGTGGTATGCGCAAAACTGCGTCCATGTATCTCATCCGAAATTGCGACAATTGCCTATTGGACAAGACTATCATACCATGTCGGGCCAAAGTGGATGGGGGCCTCCGGCCAATCCCTTGAACCAAGAAAAACTCTTGGACGCAATCCGGGAAAAGGCGCTGCCCTTAAACGAGAGAAAATGCATGGCCTATTCCAATTTCCATTTTTCGATGCACACCAAATACGCCTTTGACCGAAAAGAAGCCATCGACAAGGTGCCGAAAGACCTGGTCTTTTACGAACCCGAACGGTGTTGGCGAATGAAAACATGGAAAGCCCAGTCCGAATATGCATTTGTCGTTAGTCCCCATGGAAATGGTCTAGATTGCCATCGTACATGGGAAGCCCTCTGTCTCGGCTGCATACCCATTATGAAGACGAGCCCCCTCGACCCCCTTTTTGATGGATTGCCCGTCTTGATTGTCAAAGACTGGGCGGATGTGACACGGGAGTTGCTAGAGACAACCCAGCGCGAATATGCGACGAGAGAGTTCCAAACGGAAAAACTCCTTCTCTCTTATTGGATTGATCAAATCAATGGCTCGTCACCAAGTGGCGAAACAAATGTCTAGGGACGATGCCTATTTTGGCGCCGTAATCGTATTTGGCTTGCATATGGAAATGCCGGTGTTCGCAGTCGGGGGTTTCTCCGATAGGCGCGCGACCCTGCACCGCCGCCAAATTCCGCTGCATTTTCGCCCGGCTTATATATTTTGCAGGAATATGCCAGTCATATTCGCATTTCAGAAAAGGGTCGCACCGATAAATGGCAAACCCGTTGAAGGCAGAGTCGCATTCCAAGACTTGGTCTTTCGGCAAATTGTCCAACTTTTCATGGATATATGTGCGCATCATTTCCACGATGGCGCGCGGGTCTTGAAGCCCCCAGCAACTATAATAAAAGGGGTCGAGAGAAAGCGCCCATAGATCGTAGTATTTCGGCCGATGAAACGAAATCGCGTCCCATCCTTCTAGACAAAGTGCGTCCTTTAACACGTCGATATTGAGAGGTTCGGCACATACATCGTCAAAATCCAGCATGATAAAGTGGGTCCATTCTTCTTTCGCATCGGTACATTCTCTCATCTTGGCTAAAATAGCGTTTCGCGCGTTTGCAATGTTTTCCGTGCGACGCGGAGAAAGGGGCGACCGGTTGATATGAATGTCGTAGTTGGGATACTTGGATTTGTAGGAAATCAATTTGCGAAGAGTGAGGTCTTGCGATACGTCATACGAGAGAATGATGTGAATATCGGAAAAGAGACTCCGGATTCTCTCTATATTCGCAAACACGCCGTCAATATACGTCTCGCAATTCCGGACCGTTCCGCACACAAAACACTTTTTCGGCGACATGTTCCTATAATAGAACCCGCGGTTTCCTTTTTCTATGCATTTTTCCCGATAATATAATATAAAGGGAAACGGGGGAAGATCCCCATAGAATGACGAACCATTATGAGGTATTGGGGGTATCGAGAGACGCGTCCGAGGCGGAAATCAAAAAGGCATATCGCACGCTTTCTCTCAAATGGCATCCAGACCGAAATTCCGCAGCGGAAGCCCAGGCGAAATTCCAAGAGATTAGTCTTGCCCACGAAGTGTTGAGCGATGCGAATCGCCGCGCGGAATACAACGACGAACTGGACGGGAAAGTGAGAGGCGGTCCCATGTTCCAAGAAGCGGACATCAGTAGCCATTTGTTCAATATGATGTTTGGCCAGGGGGGAATGCATTTTGGCCCGGGCGGGCCAGGCCCCGGGTTCCACGAAGTGCATATGGGTCCAGGCGGGCCTCAGATCCATATTTTTCATGGTGGGGCGGGGATGCCGCATATGCCCGGGTTTTTCCAACAACTGCAAAAGCCGCCTCCGATTATTAAAAACGTGGAAATCTCTTTTGAGCAGGCATATTCGGGATGCGTATTGCACATCGAGGTGGAGAAGTGGACGCTACGCAATGACTTGAAAATAAGCGAAATGGAAATGATGTATGTGAATGTTCCCGCGGGCATTGACCAAGACGAAGTTCTTGTGCTACGCGATTGCGGAAACACGGTTTCCCATGAATTGAAAGGCGACATCAAATTCATGATAAAAATCCGCCCGTCCGCTTTGTTCGAGAGATATGGCATGGATTTGGTGCATAAAAAGAGCATTACACTGAAAGAGGCCTTGACGGGGTTTTCGTTTGAACTTCCGCATGTCAATGGGAAAATGCTGTGTCTAAACAATCACTCGAACCGCACCATTATTCGGCCCGGGTACAGAAAAGTGATTCCCAATTTGGGTATGGTGAGAGAACGAAACACGGGGAATTTGGTCATTGAATTCACGGTGGTTTTTCCGGAAACTCTTACGGTGGAACAAATGACTGCGCTGGAGACGCTTCTATAAGACAAATATTATTCGCGAATCGGTAATAATATTTGTTTAGGCCGAGATCTTTTTGGTGGGGATTCCCACATCGACAATATAAATGGAGTTCTCCGTCATGATGATGTATTCCGTAGAAACCTTGAAAATCTTTTGAATGGGGCTCGTGTATTCTTCCTCGCTTCGAACCAAAATCTTCTCTTTGGAGTCGTCGTCCTTGACGCCAATCAATACCGTCTTGTCAATCGAACCGGTCCAATAATCCAACATAACGGGACGGTCTTCTACAATGGCCAATTTGGCTGCGTGTTTGAAGGTAGCATCGCATGGGAGACGATAACCATTTTCAGTAGTGTCGGGGGCGGCGGCGGCGGCGGATTTGCTCATTAAAAAACAATTTATAACAAGTATGTGTTTTATTACTTTAAGCCATTATTTTGCTAATTTATATATTGGCGGAAAAGGGATTTAGTGTCTCGTTTACAAATAGACTAATAACTTCGGCCGAAACGGTAATAATGAGCGACACGGAAGAATCATTGCACCCTTCTAGGGAAGACGTTGAGTCAGAGTCGGATTCTGATACGGAGTCTGTCGATCAAGACCCTTTGCTTTCAGAGTCGGATTCTGACATGGAGTCCGTCGAGCAAGACCCTTTGCTTTCAGAATCGGATTCTGATACGGAGTCGTTACCAGAATCCGACTTGGATTCTTTGGATTCGGAACCCTTGGATCAAGATGTATCGACCGAAGAGCTATCGACCGAAGAGCCGAAAGGAGAGACGTCTGGCTTCGATGCATGGTTCCAATCTTGGGTAGATATTCCCATCGACACTTCCGATAATTGGAAATATTTCCTCTTTTTCGCCTTGTTTTATCTGGTCTGTTGGGGCATGGTGGACAAGACAGATATCAATATTTATTCCAACTTGCTATGTTTGATAAATGCGATTTTTACATCCATCTTTCCCATACTCTTTTTAATAACAAAAGATACGTTTTATACTCGTATTTCCCAAATTGCCTTCATCGTTTTTTGCATCTTGGAATTGATTTTAGGAACTGTATATTACCCATCTCGCATGCCAATTGGAAGTGCATACATACACCATACTTTTTACGCCTTGTTTGTTTTCTACCTACTCTACTATACGAAGTATTCAAATATAACAATACCATACGGATTGGCTGAAATCCCCACCGTCATACTGACAATGAAACGCATGTTCTCTATCCATAATCCAATCTTGGACTTGACGGAACTTGTCACCTTTTTCATCATACGTATTGTTGGTTGGTTTGGATATGGTATATATTTACATACACATATACATTCGTGGTTCAAATACATATACGGTATACTCACTGTCGTATTCGGCGGACTGCATGTTTTATGGTTTGGGAAATCCTTTCTAAAATTTTCGAAAAAATACATGTAGTTAGGATATAAGTCCAGATGAATTCGGTGAAAAACGACCTCATTGACAAGTACATTGTTCTCGTCTATGAATATTTACACATCATGAATTCGTCGGAAATTATTCAACACATGGAAACACAATCCCGTGTGTTGGAAATCGGGCTCTCGGCCATTTCGCATATTTACAAACTCGCCTTTTTCTTATCGAAAAATGTGGCAACGGCGGTTTGCCATTGCCAAAAGGGCATGTACTGTTATTTAGAGTATATTGAACAAATGAACAAAAGCAACATGCTCCATAATTTAGACAATGTGGACGCCGTCGCATTCATTTACGAAAAGACCATCATGGAGTTATACGGGTCCTCCTCGGGCCCCATTTCCAACATGCTGTCCATGTCGGAACCACACTGTGCCCAAGGAAACGATTTAGTAAGGTGTACCAAATCGATTGAACAAATGGTCCGTCTGACACGCGCCTTGCTCTGGTTCGATCACCCCCATTTTACCCATACCGAAAGACTAAGTTGGATCGAGACCAAACTCCCCATGTTATCCACGCTCTTTGTGGAATATTCTCTCGACGACCTTCTTCTTTTTGTCGAAGCCGTGCAAGAGAAGTTGGCGCCGTTGACCAAGACGGAATACGAGGATTGTATGGAGGCGTTGGTCAAGTATATAAAACGCGCCATTAAATCCCAACAAGTGCCCAACAAAAACACCATCATTGACGTCTGTCTCTATTTACACACCCAGTACCAGGGGAAGACGATTTCCGCGATCGCCGAAGAAGAGGGTTGGCGGAGGCCAGCCGAGGATCTGGTCAAGACACTCTTCGCCTAGCAGAAGTCAAAAATATTTGTATAGTTTATAAGTAATTGTGCATCATGGAAATCATTCAAGAAACGAGAGATTTCGGGAAAAAGACGTTTTTCAATCATGTACTCAATTCCTCGGAAGAGGCCAATGCCGAAATCATGAATGTATGTCAATATGCGCTGCTTGCCGTGGTTCCCGTCGTGGCATTGAACAAATTGATCCAGCGGTTTATTCCCGAAGCCGACCCCGATAAATCCAGCGTAGAGATTTTAGTCGAAGTGTTTATCCAGGTCGTATTTATGTTTGTCGGCATCATCTTGATTCACCGTATTGTCACCTATGTTCCCACGTATAGCGGGTTCAAATATGAGAGTTTTGCTGCAACCAGTTTCGTCTTGGCCTTCTTGGTGATTGTCTTGAGTATCCAGACCAAGTTGGGAATGAAAACCAATATCTTGTACGACCGCGTTTCAGAATTGTGGAATGGCGGGTCATCGGACGAAGAAACCAAGGCGAGTGTGCGTAGTCGAGTACGTGTCAGCGATTCCGTCTTGTCGCATACTCCCAGTCGCGCCGATACGCTCGATATGCAGCCAGACTTGTTTCCCCCCGCTCCCGTAGCTACGGCAAAACCGACTTATGATAACATGATGCGCGGGAACCCAGCCCCGCCGGCCGCACCTCAACCCATGGCTGCGAATAGTGTCTTGGGCGGCGGCGGATTCGGCAGTTTCTTTTAGACTTCGGTAAAACCGATTGAAACAATCTAACCGTAAGATGTATAGTATGAAATTCATAAAATCCATAATACGAAAATTCATGCCAAAAGACGCACCCAAGCCTCTTGGTAGGTGGAAAATAGAAAATTGTAATACGAAAATGAACCATAAAATCGATTTATCGAACGAAGATCACTGTGGCCCGTGCGGCCAATATGCATTCGACAAATCCAAATTGAAAAAGGAGGGGGGCGAAAAATAAGACAATGTTTCAAATATGTTTCTTCACAAATATATTTGAAATCAACAATCCATCGACCGATAGCAATACGAATTGTCGCTGTATCCCTCCATTTGTTTTCCCAGTCTCTCGGAAAACGCAATCCACCGATCTCTCTTTTGCAAATCGCGCCAGACCATATCATTTGCATAATTCCAGTGTTCGCCCGTTTGTTCGAGCAATGGCATGGCCCATTCATATAGCTGAATCAAGGTATCGTAGTAATGGGCCGCGACAAGATACCCGCTCGCGGTATGTGCCAGACACGCCTTTTGGAATCCAGGTTGAATGGGTTCGGATTCGCGCATATTGAAGGCAAGCATACACACGTCGAATTCTGGGCCGTCGGAAAAGAGTCGACGCACATTCTCTCGAAACGTATCGGGGGAAACGACAAACATGAAATCGTCCTCGAAAATCAAGACGCGTTTGTATCCGCGTTCCTTGGCAAGACGTAATACGGCCAAATGGCTCAACCCGCATCCGAGGATTCCTTGTTGGGGACATTCAATCGCGGAAAACCGTTCCGCCGACAACCCGTATTCCCGGCTCACCTGTTCAAAATGCGTCTTTCGGTCGTCGCGTTTATCCAGATTGATGTAAAATACATGGTCGATATATTCCATGATTGTCCGAATATATCCATGTCGTCGTCTCTCGTTTATACCATTTATTATAGAGAGTGACAATCTACATAAATAGAAACTACTCTACCGATGTAAATGACATCTACCACTTATAAAAATGGCAGATTATGCAATCAGATTTTTCGTAATGTGGCGGTCAGTTTGATTGCCGAAAAATTCAATTTGAAGGTGGACTACGCAAATCGAGAGATGATTTCTCGGCTAGGAATCCCCCTTTTTTCGGGGGAAAAGGAGTATGCCACGACGACTGCGCTGACAGACCAGAATTATTTTTCAGTCTATCATGCGACAGATTGTTCGTCCAATCTAGCGCCCAACGCCAATTATTTTCAAACAGTATATATCTCTCATTTTTTATACACCTACTTTACGTCCGAGCCGTTAAAAACGAACATCATGTCGAACAACCCGTTTCGTGACAGGTACAATAATAACCGCGATGCCTATGTACATATCCGATTAGGAGACGCGGATAGGCATAATCCGGGATCCGCCTATTACATCCATGTTCTGCGTAATCTCTCGTTTGACCATTTGTATATCTCGACCGACTCTCCGAATCATCCGATTTCGAAAGAATTGAGTACCGCCTACCCCAATGCGACATTGGTGAAGATGGATGAAGTTTCTACGATTCAATTTGCAACTACATGCAAATACGTGGTTTTGTCGCATGGTAGTTTTTCTGCCATCATTGGATATTTGGCCTTTTATTCGGAGGTACATTACCCGGAATATGGCGATACGATGTGGCATGGAGATATATTTTCCATTGATACCTGGATCCAGCATGCCAAGAAAAACACCTAGTTTCCCGAAGTAAGAACACACGATTTGGTGTATTCTTCACAGGTGGGCGGACCGTATTTGGGTAGGATGGGTGTACGTTTGCCTGGGTACCCCAGTTTGGCCTTCAAGGTATACACCGAATCCGACACGCCATAGGCCATGGCATTCGCCACTTGTTTCCCCAAGGGCGCGGCAAAACTCTCCGCCGTATTGGTAATCGCCTCGTATTTCAGACGGGCAATCAAATCACTGCTCGACGTTGCGCCTTGTTGGGCAAACCTGGAATTATTGGGTTTATAATGCACGACGGAATAGGAAGGCGCGATGGAATGGGCCATATTGGAGAGAATGCCTTGGTTGTTGGTGAGCGTGTTCGCTGAGGGATATGTTCCCGCGGAAAACCCCACCAAGTTTTGAAACGCATTGTTATCTATGACAAATTGGGGATTTTGTTTTGTAGCCGTCCATGTGGCAATCAAGGGTTTCGCAAATTGGGGCGAAGGTACATTCGTCGTGGAAAAGACCTGTAATTCCACTGCAGATTCCAGAACATTATACACGATCTGCAACATAAATACATAGGAATTCGTGATACCATTGACATAATAATGACGTCTTGCTATCAAGGCACTTTCCAACGCACCATTGAGGTCATGTACGTCGTAATACCCCTCCGGAATAGTTACCAAATACGTTAGTCCATCGACCCAAACATACGAAAAGGGGCTGGTTTGACCGTTGTAGTACGTCTTGGGACAATGGCTGATTCCATTGGGAGAATAAGTGGGTTTCTCTAGAAGGGGACTGGTGACGAGAGACACGTCGGGTTTTCTCACATGGCGGTATTGGTTTTGCAAAAACGTCTTGGACCGGCTTACTAAATACTGGTTTGAATTGGTGAAATAGGAATAATCATTCCGCCTAGCATCGAATTTCTTGTTCATGTTGCCGCTGCTACGGCACCTTCGTCGCGCATTGTTGGCCTGGTCATTTACCGAACAACAATTCTGCTGGGATACCGGTATATCGAGACTGATGGTATTGACTAAACTATGGTCTTGCCCTTTGTTCGTAATCAAATACCCGTTGGGTTGGTTGAGCTCGTCAATGCTGGAAGAGGGACGGGAACACGGTTTCGTCCCCGTAGCAATTTCGCGGCGGTATAGCTTGATGGGACCGGCTTCAAAATAATTTTTACCCGTGTTTTGATTTTTTTGTAACGTCGTGGTTAATTGAGGGTAGGTGGACGATTTCCATGGTATGTTTTTCCAAGGTAGATAGTACAAAGACGACATTTTATAATATACTATAATATTATAAAAACGATGCAACGCATAGAAAGACCATTTTTTGTAACATGTTTCCTCATTCTACTCTTCTTCTTTTTCTCCTTCCTCGTCTATTATTGGTTCGATCGCGGCGTTGTACGAAAACCGTCGATCGAACCCTTTTCCTATAATACACAATACGATTATATGCCGAGTCGTACCGTAAAGAATCTGAAACTCACTTATGGAGTGCAAGATTTGGTAGAAGAAACCATTTCTGCCATTGGGTTTGTCAAGGTCCACAACCGGATTACCGACGTTTCCAATTCAGTGTCGGATGGATATAGTAAAACCGTTGCGCAACTCGCCATCTCTTCGGATTACACGACTATTTCGAATGAGTACACGGCGCAAATGAACAAGACGTTCGCCTCCTATTTTGATCCGAAAAAACTGCCAACCCTCACGGAAGATCCGCAATTCGAAAAAAACTGGCAAATGGCGGTTGCCCCCTATGCCACGTTGTACAATAAAGTGGTCTATTTTGGCATGAACGGAGCAAACCCGAACGCCCGTTTGTTTGAAACCTATTTCGCCAATTTGCTACGTAAATATAGTACCAACGCGACGCAGTTGAATGCGATCCAGACGTTTTTCTACAATCTGGTAAAACCCGTCTTTTTGCAAAACGCACTGTTGTCGTTGTATGCCGCCAATACACAGAGATATACAAACAAGGACGGCGAGGACGCTGTCCGGTTTTTACTCAATACCCAGCTGGACTATATAAGAAAAATGACAGTAACGGCCGATTTCCCCCATACCGACTCTAGTGGAAATGTCCATATTTTCGCCGACGATTCGACGAATGTGTCGAATACCACCTTTAGTCTAGATTCCATTACACTTTATCAAACCGTGTCCATCGCAACGAGTTTTTGGCAAGCGCTCCTCTCGCACTCCGTCTCGCCGCTTTCCATGACGGCGAGCACCTTTGTATCCGGGTTCCCGACCTACTTGAAAAAACTGTATCCGGATAATACACCAGTAAGTACGTGGATCTTTGTCTTGAACAACCCGCCTCCGGAATCGACCTAGCTAGATTCGGTAGAATAAATAACATAAATAAGAGACGTCTTCTTATCCTATCTTATCTCTCCATGAATATTATTTTGCCGATTCATAAATTCGATATTCATTCCGTCTTTTTCTCGGAAAAAAAGAAAAACATTATTATTGACGGCGAATTTTCGAAAATCCTTTATTCTACACCGGCTTTTGTGATGAATGGCATCTATCTAGACTGCCATGGTATTCCGGTTCCGTCTTCCTCCGTTCGAACTCCTTCTCCCGTTCGATCCATCAAGAGATTCTCGCCCTCGTACAATTCATTCTCGGCTCTCTCGGACGCGCGGTTCGCCGACCCTTCGGTTCCGGCCCCGTTTCTATTTGACTCCGACTCGGAAAAAAACGAAGATATGGTGACGTCTCTCTGCAAAATAGAAGAGCAAATCATGCACTGTTATAAACGGATCAAGGGAATTGATAAATATGCCGTCTGTAATTTAAAAAACCAATTGTTGAATGGCCCCATTCGCATGAATGGGGTCGATAGCGGCAGAGTCACCTTGATTTTAAAAATTTCGGGTATTTGGGAAACGGCCAATAACATTGGCATCACGTTCAAATTGCATTCCGTCGAAAAACCGCAACACGAAGCGAGAATGTGGATGCCCGCCCTATAACCACATTTTCATGGCAGTTTTCCGGCGGCCAAGTATTCCCTTGAATGGGACAGCCCCATTTCGCAAATCATAGTTGAATTTATCGGTAACGTCTTGGGTCTCGGTAAAAAACTGGACAACGTCGACAAACCCCGTCTCTTCGTTGATGGAATAGACCAAATGGTGGATCGATTGAATTCCGGCGTTCGTGGTATGAATATATCGTGCGAACTCGGTCTTGCTCACTGGACGCAAATTCCCGTCATTCAAATGGATGATTTCCTGGCTCGAAATGGGCCAAAACGTGGATCGATCAATCTGCAATCCGGCCGCTTTTGCCCGATGCAACATCATATTGTCCTCGAACCCCCACGCCCAGAAATTGGGGAATCCGTTCAATCTCTCGAAATCTCCGGCTTTGATGGATACAATGCCTCCCAATGTATAATGAAATCCGTAAAAGTGCTTGATCTTGCCAAATTCCGTCTCGTAGTCGATCTGGTCGGGGTACCGCGGCATGGTATCAACGTCATTCAAAACGAGCGTGATGGACCGATAATCATTCGGCCATTTGTTGCGCACCATGCGAAACCCAATGTTTTTCATGGCGCCCCGGTTAAACCCCCGTTTATCGCACTGGTGTATATAATAGATTTGATATCCCGTCTTGCCTTCGAGAATGGTTTTCATGTGTTGAGAGAAATATTCGTATTGCTCCTTTCGATCTCGGTAGGGAACCAGAAAAATCACATTTGGAATAGAATCGCCCATTTATACTACCTTCTGATATTTCGACCCAAAAATTGATTGGGGTTAGGATATAAAAACAATTGTCTATACAATCTTTAGAAAGTACATCAAATCATGGAAAAACACGCCAATCGAGAGAAGACGAAAAAGAAAAAGACGCCCATTTCTTCCGATGAAAAATCGAAATTATGGGATATTTTCGACGGAGACAAGGAAGAGAAGGTCGAGTGTGTCTACGAAGTGGGGGTGAAACGGCACGAGATTTGCGAAAAATGTCAGTCGACGCTGGTCATTATGGAAGACGGTTTCCCGACTTGTACCAATGCAAATTGCGGACTCATGTATACGGAGGTGCTCGATTATTCTCCCGAATGGCGGTTTTTCGGTGTCGATGATAAGAATGCCAATGACCCGACCCGGTGTGGCAACCCCATCAACCCCTTGTTGGAACAATCGTCTTATGGATGCAAAGTGTTGTGTACTCCTAAATGTTCGTATGAAATGAAAAAAATCCGGAAATGGATCGAATGGCAATCGATGCCGCATCGAGAGAAATCCCTGTACGACGAGTTCCAGTTTATCACGGTCATGGCGCAGAATGCGGGGATTCCCAAAATTTTCATTAATGACGCCATGGTGATTCACAAAGACATATCCGAGCAAAAAATATTCCGAGGGTTGAATCGAGACGGTATTAAAGCCGCATCGATCTACATTTCCTGCCGGTTGAATGGGTGTCCTCGTACGTCGCAAGAAATAGCCGAAATTTTCCATTTAGACAAAACGAGCGCTACGAATGGGTGTTCGATGGCCGTGACCATCATCAACAACATTGATCGCAACGGCGAACTTGCGGGAGAACACACCGATTTGGGATCCACTACACCCAGTTCGTTTATTGACCGGTACTGTAGCAAATTGAATTTGTCGGGGGACATTGTCATGGTTGCCAAATTCGTGTCGAAAAAGCTGGAGGTGGGGAACGTCATTACGGACAACACCCCTCAATCGGTGGCTGCAGGCGTCATTTATTTCGTGGCGCAAATGTGCGAATTGAACATTACCAAGTCGGATATACGCCAAATATGCAAGGTCAGCGAAGTGACCATCAACAAGTGTTTCAAAAAGATGTACGCCATCAAAGACGCCTTGATTCCGAAAGCCGTTCTCTTGAAATACGGCGTGGCAGAGGAAAATGTGGCCTAATAGTAGAAGAATGGATATATTGACTAAAATGACCGAATGCTATAATGGGCCGAAAGCGACGAAGACTCGTTCCGTGCCTGACCTAGAAATTAACAACGAAAAAATGTATCGAACGGTAAAAAATAGTCTGAATGATAGTCAGATTATTTCGGAATTGACGCAAAATGAAAGGGCGATCCCTCATATATTAGGGGATTCCATACACCGTTTTTTTGCGGGAAACCCGCAATACGAAGAGATATTGGGAGATAAAATTGGGGAAGCGGTTTATTCGAAAATGACGGCGGAATTGAGTAATTTATACAAGTCTGTACAACCCAAGCAAAAAGGCGGGGATTGTAGCAAAGAAAATGTGGAGGACGACGACGCCGACGACGTTAACGCAGAGTCGAATCCTCCTCCAGAAGAACAGGCAAAGACGGATCTGGCGAATGAATGGGCGAAAGACATTGAATATGCGCTTTCGATCGATTCGGCCAATGCGTATTCTATGTACACCGTCAATGCAGATAACTTGTCTCTCATTGATAAAATAACCGGGAGTTATATTTCCAGCGGACGCCCAGACAGCAAACGGGTAGCGCAATGGATACGAGACAAACAGGTCAATCAAATTATGCAAAACAAGGTAGATCAGTATTTGCAGCCAACCATGAGAGGAGGCGGGCTGCTTGATACTGCGTTAAATGCAGCCCAAACTGCGGTTCCTGGAATAGACATGGCGACTTCGAATATTCCTGGAATGCCGAACTTGGGTCCTGCATTTGCATATAAACCGAATGCCGGACCCTTGGTTTCGAATCCAAAGATTCTGCAGATTGGCCCGAAAGCAAAAAAAGCCAAAGAGACCTGCGAGAAAAAAAGCGCCGTGGTTTCTGACCATTTTCCTTCTACCTACGACAAAAACGCGGTATTTGAAAAGGCAATCACTTACGCAGAAAAGAAAGTAAACGGAGTCTTATGCAAGAACTCTGAGGAAATCGAGAGAGTCTTGACCAGTGTCTTGAAATACAACTTTTACCAGTATCTAAACAAAGAAAATGCCAAATTGGTCGAATATGCAAAAATGACGTTTTTAAGCTGTATCAAAATTTTCTGCGCCAACTTAACCGAAGAGACCAAATATAAAATGATATACAAGTACATATTTGGTGCGACCAATCATTACAATCAAGTGTTTCAAGAATTGAACAAGGGCGTTTGGGATAAATCCGTTTTTTTGAAAGCTTTTCCTCCCACTGACAATACTCCATTTTCTTATGCATTGGTGTCTCGGCCCGCGAAACCATCCCCCCTATTGGAAATCAATAATAAACGTCTAGTAAATGTTCCCAAGAATTTCGAAGCCAAATTTGATCCTGTCAAATTCCAGGGGGATAATTTGCTTGGTCAAATGGTGGGGATTGGATACGGCGCCACCAAAGTATTCCCGAATGTGGTCTATGAAAATCTGCGAGATTCCTTCGCGGAAGCGGCGTCCAAGACTGAAACCCTAAAGGAAATATTTGGCATTTTCGATGATGCGGTATTTCAAACCATGGATATCATTCTGGGGCAATTGAACCGGCAAAATATAGTGGATACCATGTGTCGTTATTTGATCTTGGAATCTCCCGTTTCCGAAATTCTGGGTAACTCTACGGGAATGGTATCTTCGGTATTAACACATAACCAAAAGATTTCGTCCCAAGAATTGCCACATGCCGCCATGTTCTTTCTATATCATACAATACAACACCGAATCAATCCGTCTCTAAAACAAAAGGATCTTCGATCCTTATACGAGAGTTATGATAAGGTAAAGAAACCGCCGTCCAACACAAAAATGTCAAATGCAATCTTGGATATTTTGAGGGTGAAAACGGGAGATTTGTATCTGAAACCACTCATGGAACTTGCCAACAAACCATTTTCTCCGTATAATATTTTTGCAAGAATTTTTGGTCGCGGAGGTGGACTTCGGACGCGGCGCAAAAGGAATACCGGACACAAAAGGGATAAAAAGAAATCCAGGCGGCTACCTCGATAAACATCCAAATATTACGTCTTGTCATAAGGTCAACCCCCCTATGACAAGAGTATATGCTACATTTCCCCGTATCCCTGTGCTACTTGAAGGTAACACGTTTTTCCAATTTGTCCAGCGTGTCTTTTCCATAAATCAAATTTCCCGTCGGTTTATACTGGTCAATCGGCGTGTATTGTTTTTGGTCTTTGGTCGGCATCGCCGGTTTCTCTCCATTCGCCGCGACGTCTTCGGACTTTTTCTCGATTTTTTCCAACACATTCCCCTTCTCGTCCAAGACATACCCCGTCTTTTTCTTGATTTCGTGTCGCGCGTAACTCGGCAGCCAATTATCCCAACTAATAAAAAGCGTGCTTGGGTGTATGTATTTGATGAAAAAACCATTCTCTTTTAGTTTGGTAACTACGTAGGCAATGCAATCCGCCTGGTCAAACAACGGTTCGCCAAAAAGGAAACTGGGTACGATGAACCAAATGTGGTTTTCCTCCGCCTTGTTTCTTGCCGTCAAGGTGATGCGTTTGTGAATTCGGTTTAAAATCTTGTTGAAAATGGCAATCTGTTTCAAGTCGCGCTGGTGTTTTTTTTCGTACAATTCGTCAATATTTACCTGACGAACCGCGTCGTCTTCATCGGCAAACAGAATACACGAGGACATATAAGATATACTATATATCAGGTAAAATATATCGCATCTTCAACGGTATAAAACGAAAGACATGCAATATCTCTAAATAAAAATGAAGCCGGCCAAAGCCATTCGACATATTGTTTTATCCGGAGGAGGAGAGACGGGATTCATGTTTTACGGGGCGTTGAGAGAAAGTTATAAAACCGGGTTTTGGGATTTAAAAAACATCCAAACCATTCATTCTACGTCAGCAGGTTCTATTTTTGGCACAGTTTTGACTCTCATTAATCATATGTCGTGGGAAGACTACGACGATTTAATGTACAATCGGCCTTGGGACAAAGTGTTTGCCATCAACCTAGAGACCATTGTCGAATCCTATGAACAAGGCGGTATTCTAGGTAAAAAACCCATCTATGACGCGTTTTACCCGGTGTTTAGTGCACTCCAATTGCCCATGAATATCACATTGGAGAAATACTACGAATTCACCGGAATCGAAATCCATTATTTCACGACCAATTTTACCAAGTTTGAATTGGTCGATGTCTCTTACAAGACCCATCCTGATTGGGAAGTGATCGACGCCATTTATTGCTCTTGCGCGTTGCCCATCATGTTTCGGCCCAATATGGTACAAGAGAATGCGTACATCGATGGGGCCGTTTTTTGTAATTTCCCCATACAACAATGTCTCGATATTTGCGACGACCCCGATACCATTCTGGCGTTTCAAAAAATATGCCCCGGAAGAGAGGAACGTGCGCCCTTCCGAGGCTCCAATTTGTTCGACTATTTGTTTACGCTACTTGGGAATTTGCTTGAAAATGTGGCGATGGATTCGAAACTACGTGGTTCGCACGTGAAGCATTGCGTCAAGTTTCATCAGCAAACTACCAACGTGTATTTGATTTACCAATCCACGAGCAATTACGAGGTGAGGAAAGGTCTCATTGACCGAGGCGCGGAAATCTGGCACGAATTTGCATCGTCCTTGGAACCAGAGTCCGAAACTTAACGCCTAGTCATATGGGCAAAAACCCATATGAATAGCTCCCTTCGGAATGTCTAGTAGTGTTTTCCGTTGCCCATGGGCAACACAAACTACGACTATCCATTAACGCCTATTCATTTTGGGAAGTGAGAGATTGCACAAAAGCCTCTAAATGTGCGCGCGTAACGGTCGCATCATACTCTACCACAATCTCTTGTCCTCCACGCTGCATGACCCCTTTCACGGTAGGAAAATACTCGATTTTGTATTTGGTCGTCAAATCCTTGACCTTGGGGTCTTTCGAATCCGTGCAATTGACTTTGATGCATTCAATGCGGTACCCATTTGCCATTTTGGCATGGTATTCCGACTCGAACATTTGCCATTCGGGCAATGCCGTTTTGCAATGAGGACACCAGTCTACATGATACATGAAAATGGTGATGGTCTGTCCATTCGGGTTCGCATTCGCCACATCGGAAAAGATCTTGTCTTTCTGGCTGGGCAAATAGACCGAATTATAGACATAATTCACCACGATACCAATGACTAGGATCGCCGATATCGCAACAATGATGGACATGTACGGTTGTAGACGCAAATAAATGAATTGAAAAAAAGACGCCATCTATATACATTAAGCTCGTTTTTTTCAAAGGAGGCATTTTATCGCGGCCGATTTTTTTCAAAGAAACGGAAAAAATCGATCCATTATATAGTATGCTAAATAAAACCAGAAAACGACCACAAACCCGTACCTATACCGAGTCGGACTACATCAGCAATGATGGCATGTTGACCACCGTATGGGGACCGGGTATGTGGCACTATTTGCACACCATGAGTTTCAATTATCCGGTCAATCCGTCTTGCGCCGACAAGCGTCATTACATGTCGTTTGTCTTGAATTTGCAGCACGTCTTGCCTTGTGGGAAATGTCGAAAAAACTTGGCCCGTACCATGAAGAAAACACCTCTTCGCTGGGAACACATGAAGTCGCGCGACACCTTTTCCCTCTTTATCTACCAATTGCACGAGACGGTGAATCACATGTTACACAAGAAGTCGGGGTTGACCTATGAAGACGTGAGAGAACGATACGAGCATTTTAGGGCAAGATGTGCCAAAACAAAACGGCGTAGAATGTCTCGCAAATCGGAAAAGGGGTGCACGGAACCCTTGTATGGAGAGAAGGCGAAATGCATTTTGAAAATCGTGCCGGACAAAGTGAAGTGTGACACGTTGCAAATAGACAAGTCTTGTATCAAACGACGAGAGGCGTGAATATATGTGGGAATTATATAAATTAGAAAAGTAGAATGACGGAGGAAAATACGGAAAAAACCGAAAAGAAATCCATTCCATTTTGGTCGGAGGACCCCAATATTTTATTGAAACCCGATTATTTGACGGAGCTCTTCCCCTCGGCGGATATGCAACCCAACCAGAAATGGAATGCGATTACACGCCTGCTTCTCTTGCTCACCTTTGTCATTTTTGCCTATACGCAAGAGACGAGAACCCTCGTCATTGGTGCGATTTCCATCTTGGCCGTTTATTTAGTCCATTATTACTATGCGACGGAGAAGGTGAAATCGGAGAAGGCGCGATTGCCGGAAGCGAGAGAAGGAATGGCGGTTCCTTTGGATCGTACAGCACCGAATCCCGCTGCTGCCGCTCTCTTGGAAAACGACGTGCCGATTCCCCCAGACGTGTTTGACGACCCCACCGTTTCCAACCCTTTTAGCAACGTACTCTTGACGGACTACAACGATAATCCGGGGAAACGGCCGGCGCCGCCTTCCTTCAATTTCAATGTCAACATGAGTATTTTGGACCAGGCGAAAATGTGTGTGCGAGAGACGAATCCCGACCAGCCTGATATCACGGATAAATTATTCAAGGATTTAGGGGAACAATTGGTGTTTGAACAGTCGATGCGACCCTTTTACTCGACCTCGAGTACCGAAGTACCAAATGACCAACAGGCATTCACCGATTTTTGTTATGGTAGCATGATCTCTTGCAAGGAGGGAAACATGTTTGCTTGTGCTCGCAATTTGTCGCGATACACGGCGCCTTGATGAATTTCTATCTGGTTATATTATACTCGGAATCTCATGTCGGACTATACATTTTATAATACCGCCCGTATTGGCAGCGACTCGGTCGATAATAGCCAGCGCAATATTTACAACACGCGGTTTGCAGGATACACCCTTTCCAATTATTTTAGCGATTCTGCGAATGACAGTCATGTCCAATTTGCCACCCAGCAGCCGAATTTGATGTTTTCCGGGTCGGTTGGTGGCACGAGTTTCAACAGCAGTGTGGTGGACGTGCATTCCATGTTGAGTATCAAGAGCCAACAAGAGAGAAGTTTAGAGAAGTTGTCTTTGGAACAACGCCCCTTCTTGACGGTTCCCTATTTGGGACGCGGGTCTTGCAACACCTTGTTGGAGACGCAAATGCTTTTAGGCGAAAACACGCACGGATTGAAAAGCGCATCGACCATTATGGACAAGTCGTTCATGGATTATGCGTTGTATCCTACGGACAAGAATATGGAGGAGCATGTGTCGAATGCCAAGTATACAGTGGAAGAAGCTGCGTTGAATGGATGGGTGAGAGGCGGCGTTGCGTCGAGAGATGCGATGAATGATATGGAGGGAGCGAGACCCAATACTCGGTTTTAGAAATTATATTTTCACATATAATATGAAATTATAATTATGTCGAATGCCGCCGCCCCCCACACCAGAACGCCAGAAGAAGCTATAGCTCATTATGTTTCAGCAATAAATAGTACATTTAAAGATACGTTAACCAAATTACTGGATATAACAGACCAAGAAGAACAATCTGAACTTTTACAAACTGTATTAATGAATGTTGAAGGAGGGATAGATCCAAGTATTTTACCTCTATTACGTATCTATTATGGGAAAATGTGGTCTATATGAAATGCTATAAAAGGCGGAAAGAAATCAAACAAAACCCGCACCCGCCGTCCAAAGAAACACGGCAAACAAACGCGTTCCAAAAAATAATGTATTTATAGTATATAAAATGGACGCCATAAAAAGTATTTTTCCTTCCTCTAATACCAGTGCCCCTGCTACGACGGGTGGCCGTCGCAGACGTGGTTCCAAGAAGTCCCGTGGTTCCAAGAAGTCACGCGTCTCCAGAAAATCCCGCAGAAACCGTCGCAGACACGGTGGTAATCCTCCGAAATCAATGTAAGATGGTTCCCACAAAACCAATATAAAAATACATGTCTATTCCCCCCAATACACATGTACTCCAATACCGAAGAATATCGCGCGTTTGTTCGCAACCTGGTCCATATGGACCCCTCGACCCATTTCGAAGAATTAGAGGACCCCGATCCAGAAACCGCCGACGAGTTTCATTACGACGAATCCTCCATGAGCCGGTATCTCGACCTCGTCTATGCCCAAACCAAAGAAAACGCCCTCTTTCAAGATCTCTACTTGGCCGCCGCCGCCCTCATGATTTCCAACGACCCCGAAATCGGACTCGCCGTGCTCTTTTCCTACGACTATTTAGCCACTTTCCATTTCTTGCATCAATCCTATTTAGTCGACCCAACCGTGTTTAGCGCAAACAACCAATTCTACCAATCGCTCATACATAGACTGAAAAAATAACACATCACTGTATAAATATGGCTTCCACCCGCAGCAAAAACACACCCGGCGATTACAATTTAGAACAACGCGCCTATCAACAAAACCTCGCCTATCTCTCGTATGATACATCCCGATTCTATGCCCAAGCAGACCAGACCTATTTCCCAGGACAGGGACTCATTGGAATGAAATCGGATGCGCGCGTTTTGTCGGGGAATTCGTGTGATATCGAGTCGCAATTGCGTGGAATCGGGTCCACGAATTTGGTGGCGCCTTCTTTGCCCATTTATCCCGAGATTTACCCCCTGCAATCTCTCGACATCTCTTCCAAACTCTCCCTTGTTATGCCACAACCGTTTCTTCCCCAGACGAATCAGCGTCCTCTCTATCGGAACTAATAACCGTGTCTTCGACATCGGGCAGAATCTGGATCGGATCTCTCGCCTTTCTCGAATAACGGAGATGTTTCGGCGTTTTCCGGTGAGAAGGATACACCTTGAAACTCGTGTTGCTAGGCGCATGCTTACGCCGCGGTTTGATTTCGTCGGACAAAATACGTGTAATGCTCTCCACCATGGAGGGCGAATTTTCGTCCGAAGGAGCAGCATTACGGATGGCCTCCAACATGTCGGGGTCATTGATTTCGTCTTGGAACGCAATTTTGTAATTCTCCGTGTATATTTTGTAGGTCCCGTCGGTAAACAACTCTACGGGGATCTGAATCGATGCCAACATGAAATATCGGCCGTCTATCTGAATGAGGTGTTGTCTCGACATGGTATGATATAAATGGATATCGGTACATTTATATCATTTTGTATAGTTAGTCGTTGAATCGGACAATAATTTGGACCGTCTCTTTTTTGATGCATTTGGAGGCAGAAACGGACAATTCCTGCCGCTTCTTTCGCGTTTTCGACGTATCCGGAAACTGTGTTTTCTTGTTGGAAGCCGAACTATTCCGGCTATTCATGTCTCTCTCAATGTCGTCGAAATTCTCCTCTATGTAATCGAGAATCCGGTGCTCTAATGCCCATTTGAAAAAGTTTAGCTGGCCAATGGTCGTTTCCATGTATCGATCCTCCCCACACGGAATCGAAATACGGTCCCATCGACAAAAGGGGTCGAACCGCTTCTTCGAATAGGCCTTGAGTTGCAATTTGTACTTGTCGTATACTTTGAATTTGGTGTGTTCGACCACGTCGCGCAAGATGCCAATTTTGGTGGGCACCAAGTACCACGTATCGTGTTTTTTCGCGTAGTTGGTGACGAACCAGTCCACGATGCGGAGAGACATGCGCGATTTTCCGTCGACAATGTTCATGATTTTCGACATGTGTTCTGGCGTTTCGTAAAAAGTCAAGAGATTCCGGAGCAGCAAATCATCCTGCGTATTGGTGGATGTATAATAAGACATTTGTGTTGAATAGGCGTGTGTTTTTATATGTGTTTCCAAGGGAAATGAGATTCTACACATCCATGGCATCAACGAGAGATGTTCTTTGTGTTCCGCCATTTCGCAACACTCTTCCTTTTGGACAATAATACCGACGCATGCGCGGTTTTCCGCCACCCCCACTCGATACAATCGGCAAATCGATTATCCAATCCGTATTGGAAAATACTCCATTGAGAGAATGTTCCATAAAAGCGGAAATCCAGTCGCGTACTAGACGGCATCGATCTACCTTGGGAATGTTTTTGAAAAACTGGTCAAATGTGGCCCCACGTTCATAATGAGTGTGTAATTCTTCCAGGAGATGTACTGGAGGTTTGGCGATTTCCAAAAACTGGGGGAAACTCATTTTGGTTTTGGTTTCTGGTAAATACAATAAGGTGTTTATACGTTCTCTATATTTGTCATGATGATGTTTTTGTCTCGCCCGGAAATGTTTTTCATACCATGTTTCTCCGTTGAATGCGATGGAGAAATAATAAAATGGTTCATCCTCTATCATGGAATTGTCCATGAAATTCAATTCTGTTATTTCCGGAATTTCAAGTTGAATATACTGTAACATGGCCTGTATCATGGATAATGATTTATGCAATGACGTCGAATGATTCGGTTTATAGGAAAGTGATGCAGAAAAAGGGATCCGGTTTTGATAATAAATCGATACACATACGAAATTGCATTGTATTTTTCTGCCGTAAATTTGTTCTTTCCATAACAGTGTATTATCTTCGATTTCAAACATCGTTTTTCATTACAAAACATAAACACACATGTTTATGTTTTATTTCAGATATTCCAGTTTCTCTCCCAATGACCGAAAAAACGACCCATTGTACGCCACTTCGGTATCCAACGCTTTCGCCAATGTCTTGTCGCTGATGGCGAGTTGTTTGATACAGTCGTATTTACATACATATTCTTTGATAAGCCTGCCATCCGTATCGTATTGTCCTACTCCTTGTTTGTACAAGACGGGTTCTTTTCCAAACGCCTCTCGCTGTTCATCACTACACTCATTGTACGACATATACAAATGCCCCTTGTGGGGTGTGCGATTCTTGACTGGCGTATCGAGAGCCGAGATTTTGTAATTTTGGCAAATACACGCCGATTTCCGGTCTAAATATACATTGACAATTCGATTGCCATCCAATTTGGCAATGTATCCCGTATTCTGAGGCCGTGTCTGTCTCGTCGGCGCAATCACGCCGACCACGTCTGGGTCTGCGTCGCGGTCAATATAGTTCCAGCGATACCCGTTATATATGGTGTTTTGCTCAATCGCTTTCACGATACTCGGACGTTTCATTTTGTATTTATACGCCTTAATACAATCGGCGATGGATTCGTAGGTTTTGTAAAGCGTCATAGTTTCGGGGTTTATTTGTTGGAGTTTCGGACCCAATGTCGAGAGAGGGGTGTTGAAATTTGTGGCGGTTTTGATGGAATGGGTTTTGTGAGTTTCGAGGATTTCCCGGTTTGTTTTTTCGAGAGAATCGATTCTTGAAATCAATTGTTTTTGCGTTTTCAGTAATTCTTGTAAAAGGAGTGTTTGTTCTTGCGAGAATATCGAATCCGGCGAACGAGAAACGAGAGATTTGAGTGTATCGTTTTCAGTTCTTAACTCATCCATATCTTGTTCGGTATATTCATTGAACGATTTGAGATGGGCGTTGATTAGATTCAGAACCGTTTGGTAAGAGAGACATTTCCCTATATGAAACAACTCTCTCTCCGTTTCGTGTCCGGGTAAGTCAGTAACGCGATGGAATCGGATGGAATCGTGATTGTGTAAAAAGGTTTCGAATTCTTTACTTTTCTTTACTGCAAAGCAGTCAAGCAACACGATGTCTTGGCCATACTTGGTACGATGTTCATTGAATCTGGCTTGCACGCCTTTACGGCTCTCCCCGATTTTCAAGACATATTCTCCGGATTCGTAGGCATGGACTTTTATCAAATAAACCACGGCGCCAATGGTTCCGAAATTACGCAAGAGAAATTGTTGTCGGTCATTGGCGACATTGGTAGCGAGTTCTTTTTTATGTTTTTCTTCGATATTGGCGATTTCGTGTTGTAAATCATTTTCCAATTGATATTTACCTTTGAGTCGAATGTCTTTCACCACTTCACAGACCCAATTCTGAAATTTTTCTGCAATCGGTTTTCTGGATCGAAAAAGAATCTTGTATAATCCTTTTTCCGTTAAAAAAGAGACTTCTTGTTTTCCACCGGAAGTGTCAATGACTTGTGATACTTTTTCGGATTCATCAAATTGTTGAATATTCACCCGTATATTTGATATACCCAACACTTCCCCTATGTCACTTACTCGAAATATAGGACTATCATATGTACCTTTGATGACAATTTCTGTATGTAGTCCGTTTGTGGTAAATGCTTTTACGACTTCCATTTTAGGACGTATATACCTATAATACTGCCTTTCTTTATATACTTTATTGATAATATATTGTTCAAAGGGTGTAAGTTTAACTTACACCCTTTCATTCGGATTTTTATAAAACCCAACTTTTTTATAAAATGTTGAACTTTACAATTTAAAAAGTCAAAAGGGAGTGCATATTTACACTCCCTTTCGCGATTCAATATGGCTGCATATTATGAGGTGAATTGTATAAACCCCACGTATAAGTATTTCTTATATACTCGATTGAATATAAGAAATATCAGCTGCATGTAGTATGCCTTACGAATTCACTTTATATGTTTGGATCTTTACTAATTGGTTAATAAAATCTGTGTATTGCATTGTACGTTTCATATGATTACAATCTCCGCAACATGGCCGGCAATTTTCCACTTTATATCCAATTTCATTGTCAAACCTGTCAATCCCATTTTTATGAGTATTGGTTGGTACTTTCCCACAAAGATAACATGCATTGTCGGTGATTTCTAAAAACACATGTTTGTCAAATTCGATGTTTCGATTTTCTTTCCTCCGATTTTTGTAATTGGTATAACATACCGTATTATGGTCTCTAAATACATCTGGGTATAATTTTACGCCATTACTAACATACAATGTAATATGTTGCACTATTTTTATAAAAGTAGTATCATCATGCGTGCCTTTCATCATATTACATGTAGTGCAACAACTTACGCAATTCGATAAAATATACCCTATATTTGCATCTTGTCGGTCGATTCCATTAAATTGTTTGGATTCATCCACAATTCCACAATAATAACATGGATGTTTGACAAGTTCTACATACTGTTCATATGTAATTTGAAAATCGAGATTTCGTCTAGCTGCACTTTTTTGATAATTGTAAAACACGTTTTGCATGTTTTTTCTACGGATTTCACGACTGCGCGATTGAATTTCTTTTATTTTTTCCGGATGATCCTTTACCCATTGCGTTTTGACTTGTTTTCTCTCTTGCTTACGATCATTTATTCGAGCAACTGCATTACGGTGTTCGTTGTCTCGGCGTTTGTCATTTTTCTTGCCTTTGTCTCTACATGTCTTACAAGTTTTGGTTACTACTATATGTCGTTCTCCTACGAAATGGCTCATATCAAACACGGTTTTACACAAAGAACACGTTTTGGTTTCAGGCATAGCAGTCTTAGGAGTTCTGCGTTTTTTATCTTTTTCTCGGTCTTTTTCCAAACACGGTTCGCATTTCGAATATTTATATTCTTGATCTAATTGAGATCTACACCCACGAATAACATTATAACACGTACGTTTTCCGATATGGCAGGTTTCCATTGAAAAAATATCAAGCTGGTGTTTTCCACAAAACTCATTCTCAGGGGATTTCTGGAATTTACAACCGTCGTGTTTACAAAACACAATTGTTTTTTTGTATATGGTTTTATCACGTGTTTTACACGGCTCACATGTCTTGCCGTCAGTCAAATGCCACCATTTATTACATCCTTTGCAAAATTCTAATTTTTGTAACATTACGTCGGTATATTCTTGCATATGTTGATGATATTTACAAAACCGAGACCCGGGAAGAAACCGGTTTCGGCATGCATTTCCATTTCGATCTTTTCCTAAACACATTTTATGTATAAACGTATCATTATCTTTAATACATTATAGAATAAAGAATGGTAGACATATCATGGTCGTAAGGGTACCATTCATTGAATGATATGGCTGCATATTATGGTGTGACCCGATAGAATGTCAATCCCTTATAATTATTTCTTATATACTCGATTGAATATAAGAAATGTGTAACAAAAAACGTTTAATTGGAATAGGCTCTCGACTACCCCTAAGTTTCCCTAGGGGGATGGACTGTATCTTAACCCGACTCAGGCTGCTTAGGCCTTCATTATCGAGCGATTACCGTTCAGTCTCTGACGGCCAACCATAGACTAGCAAAGCGTCTTTAGGTTGTAACCATGCGGATTGCCCAATCTTCAACATTGTTACCATACCCGAGTTCTATTCTCGGCCATGTGCAGGTTTCCCGTACACACTTGGTAGTTGAAGCTCTAAGGGGTTCCCCGAACAACAAGTAATCTTGCCACTAGGACTCGATCCTAACGACTAACAACTGGCTAATATGATAGGAGCCAAACCGAAGTTTCCACAAACATTTCCTATCTTGTTTGTGGCGTGTTGTTTTTCTGCGCATTTGGAGTAATGCATCAGATTGCAAAGAAAATTCATTGCAATCTGATACATTACCCAGTTTACGCCCGCCATTCCGCTCATCACTCTGAGCACATTGTAATTGACCGCATAGACGCGGACCTTGGCAGTGGAAGTGCCACTGACCGTGGGACTCGAAAGAACAAGCTGGAGAACAGCATTGTCAATGCGAGAGAAGTTGCAACTGCCACTTGGTTGGTGTTCTTCGGGTCTCAAAGCGAAAGAATACACATTGATACCAGTGTCGGGGTTGCGGGTGTGGTGCTGGTAAGGCTGGACAATGTCGAAGTAGTTGCCTTCGCGTTCCGAGAAACGGTCCTGGCCGTTGAGCTGCAACTTGGCAGTGACAACGGGGTTCTCGCCCCAGCAGTGCATGTCGAGGGCGGTTTCACTGAGGACAAAGGTGCCGGCATCAGAGACGGAAGAACCCGTGGGAGCGACGGCAGGATCAGCCTCGACGAAAGCGTACTGGTTGCCAGCGCCGTTGGCAGTGTACCACTCGGCACTGTTGGCAGAGGCAGCGGCAGAAGCGCCCAAGACGGTGTCAATGGCACCGGCCATCTGGAAGAGACCAGTGGAGGCCTGGATGAAGGAGTTGGAGCCAGAGGTCTCGGCGGGGCCACCAAAAGCATGGATGGCGTTGGGGAGAGCATCGATGGCATCCGTGTAGTTGAAGGGCTGGGCACCAAGGGTCTTGTACAAGACCTGACCACCCTCGAGGGAAGAGCAGTAGTCAACGTTGGCATCGGGCTGGACAACCCAGATGAGCTCCTTGCAAGGATGGTTGAAGTTGAGCTTGATCTTGTTGCTGGAAGAGCCGACAGACTCGTCACCAGTGAACTGGAGCTGCTCAATCAAGTATTCGTGGGGGTTCTGGGCGAACTTGCGACGCTCGTCCGTGTCCAAAAACACGTAATCGATGTACAAGGAAGCGGCAACCAAGGACTGCTGGTAGGCAGTGGAGTTGGAGACGGTGACGCCAGAAGCACCAGTGAGGGTGTTCACGGCCCACAAGCACTCACCAATGGGGCGGAAATCGATGTTGATCTTGACTTCGTGATATTGCAAGGCGATAAGAGGCAATGCCAAACCGGGGTTGCGGCAAAACCAGAAAAGAAGGGGAACGTACAAGGTCGTTTCGGGGAGGGCGTTGCGGGGAGCGCAAACCTGGGAAGGACCACCGGTGGAAGCGCAGGGGCCGTTGATGTTGGCAAACCCAGGATCCGTGATGTAGGTCAACTGGGTGGTGTGACCAATCATCTTGAAGTAGCCTCTCTGTTGCTCAGAAGTCAAAGTGAGCTGGTTCCAGATGTGCATCCAGTCACCATATTGGCGATCGATGCGCTGGCCACCAATCTCGACCTCAACCTGGGCAATCAATTGCTCACCGGGGAAATCCAACCAACGAGCATAGACACCGGGCTGGCCGCTGACAGCCATATTCTGGTTGATCTCGGGGAGAGTCACCTGAAGGTAAGTGCGGAAAGCCATATCACCGTTGCGGCTGATGGTGCAAGTAACACGGCGACCAAAGTCAGCCTGACCAGAAAAGGTCTGCTCAATGGACTCCATGGCGAAGTTGGTATGTCTGCGGTAAGACACCTTCCAGAAAGTAATCTCGGGGGTTCCAGTAAGGAACACGTCTTGTGCGCCGTAGGCGACTAATTGCATTAAAGCTCCTCCCATCTCTGTTGGATAAGTATATTATGCCTAAACATATTATTTCTGCGAAACAGCGCCGAAATGATATAAACACCTCCATTGTCTGAAAATCCGGGTATTTCGCCGAATAAAATGTGACCAAATACGACAAAAAAATAAAGCAGGTATTATTAAAATGTGGGTTTAGCCACATCCGTTCTCGCCAGCACACTCATATCAAAGTTGGATTCCAAGAATGTCTCTAAATAATTGTCCATGAGCACCTCTCGCTTCCCTTCGTGTTTTTTGGAAAAGATGAACGCGCCGTCTCTTTTTTTGATGGACCATCCCCGGTTCAGGGCATTCATAATAAATGACATTTTATGAAAGGTCTTGGGATCCATCACGACCGTTCTCAAGGGAACTTCGATGGTTTGTGCTAAATTTTCCATTTTTATATACTACATCATGAAACAGTATATAAAATTATACCGCTGATACCCGTTCGAATTAGAATCCACCGGGGAAGCGGACAAGGTTCAAGCCAATGCCTAAACCAGCACCATTTCTGGCGGAGGATCCCATGGCAGGAACAAAGACGTCCAATACGCTAAAGGTGGCGGCGGCCGTCAAGGCAATAATGACAATCTCTTCCGTGTTCAGCTTGTTGTGTTTGGGAATAGCATACGCGGCAATTGCGACGACCAAACCCTCAATAATGTACTTAATCGCTCTCTTGATGAGTTCACCGAAATCAAAAGCCATGGAATGGATATATAATATACTAAAACAAATTATTCGCAAATATCAAAAGTATTCTTCCGAATAAAACACTTAAACGTTCAGACAACAAGTATGCATACAACCATCATGTCTGGATTTGAGAGAAAAACACTGCCCAACGGAAAAGCGAACCCCCAATATGTCGATTTGTGCGACGAAGACACACCCATTGCCGGACAAAAGTTCGCCTGCATGTCCTTTATTTCACCCGAAAACGTGTTAAAACGCCGCGAAACGTTTTTGTTTGACCAGTTCGTGAAACAGTGGGATTTTACTAAATCGATGCACAAGTATTTCGACTTTTTGAATTTCATTGCGTATAAATACAATCTAAAGATCGAGCAGCTGAGTGAAGACTTTAACGAGTTTGTCAAGGAGGAAGACGCAAAACTAAAGGCAAACACGGTCGAGGACGATTACAAGACCTTCCTAGATAAGCACGGGGATAAATGGAATGCGCAATTCGCGAGAGAAAATGCGTTCCAGACATCGGTTCGTGGATTAAAGGTGCGTGGCGTGTTTCCTAGCCAGGAAGAAGCGGAACTTCGATGCAAGAAATTGCGCGAAGTCGACCCCCATCACGACATTTTCGTCGGGCCCGTGGGGATGTGGATCCCGTGGGACCCCGATGCCTACAAGACGGGTCGCGTTGAGTTCATGGAGGAAGAGCTCAACCAGTTGCACAAGGAGAAAATGAAGAACGAAGAGAAGGCAAAACAGGATTTCGAGAATCGCATCAAAGAGACGCGCAAGAAGGCGATCCAAGAGAACATTGAGTTGGCGAAAAAGAGCGGGAATGTCTTGACCCAGACACTGGATGAGGAGGGCAATTTAGTGGGCGTGAAGGATCGTATTAATTTCGATGAACGCGAGGCGGCGGAAAAAGACACGACTTCGGTTCATGCCGAGCAATTAAAGGCGGCGATTGAAAATGCCAAGAACTTGGAGTACAGTGCATAAATCATATTATTGTTTGTAAATAAAATGATTTTTCAAGTCAGGCGATTTTGGCGTAAGAATACATATCTCCCGTTTGCCCAGTAAAGACCACTTTGTTTTGGATACTCCTGCTCATTTTGGCGGCGGACATTCCTTCTTCTTCGGCCGCTTTCGCGATGGATGAATATGTCGAGAGCACCGTGCCAAAAGAGTCACGTTTTTCCACCTTGCTGGCGGTCGAGGAAATTCGTTGAACGCGTTCATCCCGTTTTAACGTGACACCGTAAAACCCCTGTCCATTCCCATGGTGAGTCCATACGGTCTCAAAGAGAAAATGGGGGTATTTTTTCATGTACGTCTTGAGATCCGCATCCTCCGTTCCCGTATCGGGTATACCCATTTGCCGCCGCCATTCCTTGTATTCCTGAATGAGGTCTTTTGCTAACACGGTAGCTCCGGGCCGAAAGACACATTTATCAAAAACAAAGGTTTCGACTTGCGAGTTGGCGTCTTGCCGTTTATACTCGATTGGTTTCAACGTGACTCCGTGATATCCCATGAGCATTTTGTCGGTATTTTGGATCTTTAACCGGTCGTACTTGAACCGGGTTTTCAGATAATCGGTAAATGCGGCGGTAACTTCCTGTTTCGCTTCTCTCGCGACGATCCTCTGGAGACCGACAATTTCCTTGGCTGGGACTTCGGCATGTTCGTGGAGAACACAATACGTAGAGATAAACTGATCAAACCTGTCTTTATATGGCGTGGATACTGCGAGGGAAGTATGATCGATCGGTTCGGTCTGAGTAGAAGCGTCAGAGCAGCATAACGAATTGACTCGAACTCCGGTAATAATAAACTGGGTGTAATCACATATTTTTGCGATTTTCAACATTCTCTCGTGGTGTTTTAGTTCATACAACAGCGTAGCCATTGACACAATATGCGTGACTATGTTTTTGGCTTCGTCTATGTCCATACGAAACACCTCATCTTGTATTTGAAATGGGTGTAGCATAGTATGAATCACCGATTCCACGTTTTTTGTATTCACTACGGGAAGTATCAACTCTAGTTTACCAAATTTACACACTTGTTTATAAGGACGGATTCGATTGTGTACATTAATGGTATACCCGATTTTCAATTCGGCAGGCGTTTTCGTACGATCAGTATTGTAAATATAAATAACCGGGGTCTTGTCGACCGTCATTTTTGCATTTTCCTCTTGCAAGATACGGTTCTCTTCTTCTTTTTCTGCAATCTCTCGCTTCTTTTCGTCTATTTCGCGCTGGTTATCTTCCAGCTGTTTTTTCGCGAGTTCCAGTTGATTTTGTAGGGTATATGACCCAGATAATCGGATTTCGCGAACCACTTCGCAGACCCATTTTCGGAAAATCTTGGCGATGGGTTTTCTAGACCGGCACAACACATCATACAGGCCAATTTCGGTCAAAAATATAACATTTTGTCGTCCTCCTGCCGTATCCACCTGCAAGATAACTTTATCCGACTCTTCGACATCGGCAAGAACACAATAAATGTTCGTATTTTCCAACACTAAACCAATATCAGATGCACGAAACAGCGGATTTTCACGATCCCCATTTACCGTAACATGCACACTTAGGTCGTTGGAACTGAATGCGCGTACTATATCCATGGCAATGGGTATAATGGATGTATATTATATCCATGGTATTTTGTTTATATCATTTCCGTTGCATATAATCCGCTATATGGATGAAATTCTCCAGTTATACCCTTTGTAAATAAATCTGCAGAAAAGGGTTTTTTTTACAAATGAATGAATATCCATCGGAAAGGGTCTATGCCAGGACTAGCCCCTTTCTGCACCATATATGCAGCGAAACTAATCGATTACCATTTACTTTTTTTCACCGTAACGGATGGCCCCTGTCCGCGTTTTTTCGTCTTGGATGGATCAAACTCCTCCTCCTCATCGCTACATAATTCCTTCGATTTTTCCCAGAATTCTTTGCTCCCCAGCTTGAAATCTGGCCGGTTTTCCGCCTTGTACCAGAAAATCTGGTCGCTTATCTTGCTCGTTTTCGCATTGTTGTTGATCACAAGGCACTCGTAGTTCTCCGTGGTCTGGTCCATCACCGAGCTAAACAGCTCCAAGGTGGGAAACATGGACGCATAATTCTCCCAGATACGCTTCCGATTGGTCAAATACGGTTCTCTTAGAATAAAAACATAGTCTATGTTGGTGCGGAGATTGGGCGGGATTCCGAGCGGGTATTGCATAGTTATGATCAACATGACCTTCCAATGTCTGCCATTCATGAAAAGGAGACGCATCATCTTATCACGTGTCCAGCTTTGGTCGTATAGACAGTCATCTAAAATGACAAACGTTCTCGGATCGGTCGTGGATTTCTTGTACATTTCCTTCTCTTTGTTTACCTGTTTCAAGACCGCCTTTTGTCGCCGCAACACCTTCTCAATCAAGACCGTGTTGTATTCCTCGTGAATAAACAATTTCGGAACATGGGCGGCATAGAATCCGTTCCCCGCCTCCGTCCCCGAAATCACCATACCTACGGGCACGTCTTGGTGATGGTAGAGCAAGTCTCGTACCAAATAAGACTTACCCGTATCACGGCGCCCAATCAATACAATCACGGGTCCCTTGTTTTCATTGGGATCAAATACAATCGAACGCATATCGAATTTTTTCAAATCCAAGTTCATTTTAACCTAGATGTATATAATGTATCGTTCTCTTCACCGCAGCACTGGGTTTGAAATACGCCTTTTATTTGTTTCCCCCTAAATATACGCCATGACGCCATTTTACCTTCATTACAAGAAAATCAAGCATATCGATCTCTCTTCTTTAGCAAAAACCCACGCCCCTTCGGCCGACGATATTAAATATGAATACAATCCCTTCCATATCGACGCCTTGCAAAACTACAACCCCATGTATTCCGTCTTTTTCGAACTCACCGAACAGAATTGCAACCAAATCACCTTTAACCACAAATACCATATGGAAACGGACCATGTCCCCGAGCTCTACCATGACCGCGGTTTCCACATGAAGTACTCCCCCCTGCTCGACCCTCTCCATTATTTGATTGGAAAGTACACATACGACGACCCGGCCATTCGTAACTTGCCGTCTTTATCCAACCAAAAGGAGTGTTTGTCGAAACTCGTTTCCGTCCATAACGTATCTTATGTGGACGCCTTCTATTCCTATCTCTCGAGTCAATTGTTGCATCACCACGGAATGTCGAATGCTTTGGATTACTACGGGTCTTATTTGGGTGTACAACGGTTGTACAAGGCGACCATTACCGACGATTTCGAGTACTTGTATTCGTCGCCCAAGTTCATGGAAAATTTGGGCAAAGAGTTTCATGTGACATCATCGAATGAGTGGAACGAGTATTCGAACATGGGTTCGCGCGCCAACAAACACAAAATCCAGATTGGTTCGGCGCATTCATCTCTCGACATTATTGAATTGGAACCGGACGCCGTAGAGGAGATGCCAGAACCCGTAACCGAAGAAGAAATGGTCTATGAAAAATCGCCAGCTACGGGGTCGGCCAAAAGTTACGCGTCCACGTCTTCTTCTCTCAACAGCAACGATTTGAATTATAGTTCGGAGGAAGAAGAACCGTCCATCGGGTCAAGAGACCAGGAGGAATCCGACTCGGAACTCGACCACGACTCGGACTCGGACTCGAGATCGGAGCCAGAAGAGGAAGTGTATGCCTACATAAAAAACTTTCCCGTCCAAATGATTAGTCTAGAGAAATGCGACGGTACGCTCGACCAACTTTTTGTGGAAGACGAGGTGAACAAAGAGAAAGGCGCGGCCTATTTGATGCAAATCATATTCACTCTCTTGATTTACCAGAAGGCTTTCCATTTCACACACAACGATTTGCATACGAACAACATCATGTATATCCACACGGAGAAGGAATTTCTTTATTATAAGTACGCGGACAAGATATACCGCGTCCCCACCTATGGGAAAATCTTCAAGATTATCGATTTCGGGCGTGCCATTTACCGTTTCCAAGACAAGGTGTTTTGCAGTGACAGTTTTGCGCCGGGGGGAGATGCGCATTCGCAGTACAATTGCGAACCCTTTTGCAATGAAACGAGGCCGAGAATCGATCCCAATATGAGTTTCGATTTATGCAGGCTGGGCTGTTCCATTTACGATTTTTTAATTGAAGACGAGAGAGATGTTCGCGACGAGCTACAAGAGACGATTTGGCGATGGTGTCAAGACGATAATGGGAAAAACGTGTTATACAAGAAAACGGGGGAGGAGAGATACCCCAATTTCAAATTGTACAAGATGATTGCGCGCAACGTACATAAGCATACGCCGGAGGCGCAGCTGGAAACACCGTTTTTTAGTAAGTTTCGCATGAATGCAAGGAAGTATGCGAAATTGTCGTCGGATCATGAACTGATGGATGTGGATTCTTTGCCGGTGTACTATTCTCTCGATCCGACGGAAACGATTTCCTTGTAAGAGGACCTAGGTCCTCTTACGAACTCCCCTCTTCCGTTTGGGTTCGGGACAAAGATATCTAAATATGATTCGGAGTAAATCATATTTGGTTGGACATACGAGACTCTACTGAAAACTCTACTGAAAACTCTACTGAAAACTCTACTGAAAACTCTACTGAAAACTCTACTGAAAACTCTACTGAAAACTCTACTGAAAACTCTACTGAAAACTCTACTGAAAACTCTATCAAAAACTCTACTGAAAACTCTACTGAAAACTCTATCAAAAACTCTATCAAAAACTCTATCAAAACATTACCCCAATCATCTTACCCGAGAGGGGAGTTCGTAAGAGGACCTAGGTCCTCTTACACCTAGGTCCTCTTACCTCTTACTTAGAAGCCAGGCGCATCGGTAAACACCGGCGCTGGACCCGACACCATGACTTTCGTGTCGGTAATGGTATTCACCAAATCACTCACTTGACCATATACATTAAAATAAATAAACGTACCTAGCAAGGCGCTCAAAAACACCAACACTACATCCCGCACAAAATATTTCAACGGTTTCATGTCGGCGGTCTTTTTTTCAAAAAACTTGGTCTCGACGAATTTCAAAAAACAATAGACCACCGATATAATGATCGCAATCACGATGATGTTTTCCATTCTATAGTATGCAAAACAGATTTGCCATAGGATCCAACGAACGCATCCAACAAACGACTAAAGGGATACGCGCAAAAATTGATTGGACGTTTCCTCGATCCCTGTCTTTGTAAAACCCGCTTTTCCGAACAAACCATGTGTTCCATTCCAGCTTTGTTAACTACGATCCCCGTCCAAGAGTACGTCGAGAGATTGCGCATCGATTGCGCGAATCCTATGGACCTCGAAGGATACGAAATCGTCTATTCCTTGGCCGACGACAAGCCCGCCGATCTGGTTCGCGCATTCCAAGAAACGGCGATGCTCAAGACCCGCATCAAGTTAAGAAGAGGTGCGCGCGTAATCACGCTTCCCAGTTTCTGGGATGTATGGCATGATCCAACGTCGGGATTGGCGGCAGACATATTCCACCAATCCGACCCCCATGAAGCCAAGTGGACATTTTCGCGCAAATACGGGTATAAACTGGCCACGACCTTCATGCCCACCTACGCCAAATCCATCTACGAGTATTTCGGTGCCAAACATGTCTTGGATCCGTGTGCGGGATGGGGCGACCGGCTCGTGGGCGCAGTCACGTCTTCTTGCGTAGAGACATATGTGGGATTCGACCCCAACCGCGAATTGATACCGGGATACGTGAACATCATGGCGCAATTCGGGCACACGGACGAGCTGCCCAAATTGGCCAATGTCCGATTCAACAATGGGTTTGATATCTATTCCATGCCGTTCGAACGGGGCATCGTGGAATTCCCGGACGAATCGTTCGATTTCGCTTTTACCAGTCCGCCTTATTTCGACTACGAAGATTACACTCCATCCAATCCGAAATATCGCGACTGGATCCGCGACTTTTACACGCCCCTTTTCCGAGAGACCGCGCGGGTATTACAAAAGGGGTGTGTTTTCGCCATTCATATTGGCGACACCTCGGCCGGCCAAATCGGGGAGTTCTTAAAGACCGTTGATCAAATTTGCGACCTCCGATTTCGGGGGAAAATCGGGCTTATCGGCGCCCAGTCCAACAAGGTACGCGATGTGCATCTATTCGTAAAAAACGGCGAATCTACATAAAGGATCGGTAGAATAGATCCTCATATGTCATTCTCTCAACTAGAAAAAGAAAGTGCGTTTGTTCAATTCCAAAAATACGTCTTGGAATCCACCGCCCCTTTTTTCATTGGGCGGCTGTCGGGGAACGAAACACGGTTATGTGGTCTCGCCCTCTCCAACAAGGCAATCCCGCAGGCACTGCATCATGATTTGCTTTACGGGGCTGGCCTCAAGTTTCAAAGCCAAGACGATATTCGTGCCTATGTCAAGACATACATGACGGCATGCAAACACTGCCATCTATTGGGGGTCTGGGATGGGAGCATGTATAGCCAAGCCAAAGAGTTTTACTCGTTGATTCCGCGCCTGCTTGGCAACACGGTGCCGATTTGCGCCCACGCCTTGGAGCCGTATTATTTTATGCATTTGCCGGAATACGCCATGGACCGTGTCTTTTATAAAAAGAAGGTCTTGATTGTCACGTCGCATCTGGAGACGACGCGCGAACAGTTGGCCAAGTTGCCCGGGATGTTTGCGAAACCCATTTTTCATGAAACGACCGAGTTTGTTTTGTACAAACCGGCGCAACAGAATGGGGGGAATCATGACGGGGAGTCTTGGACCACGCATTTTACCAAAATGAAGACGGAAATCGAGAGTCTGGAATTTGATGTCGCTTTGGTAGCCGCCGGCGGATTCGGTATGCCTTTGTGCGATTTTATCTATGAAAACATGGGGAAAAGTGTTGTCTATGTAGGGGGCGCGTTGCAATTGTTTTTCGGTATCATGGGATCAAGATGGGAGTCGTCGTCTGCGATCCGGGCATTGCAGAATGAGAGATGGACGCGGCCGGTAGAGGCGGATCGGCCGAAACAGCCGGGGATGTGCGAGAACGGGTGTTACTGGTGATCGTCGAGGTTTTTATCGAGGTTTTTATAGATGGGGAAACCCCATCGATAAAAACCTACGAGTACCATATAACTTCGAGGTTTTTAGCTTCGCGAAAAACCTACGAGTACCGGATAACTATACCCACTCGCTATGCTCGCGGGTATATAATGTTTTTCCTGGTTGGAATCCGAGGAGGGTTTGTAAAACACCCAATTGAGAGATTGGGCGATTTGGCGAGCCCTCTACAAGTATTTTATTCAGATATTACTAAATAAAATACATCCTAGTTCGATAAACAATAATACATAAACGTTAACTATTCGGGAAAATGAGTCTTGTAAATTCAGAAGAACTAGATTGTGTTCTCTCAATTGTGTGTTTTTACAAAGGGTCGAGGATGGGATCGATGTGTTCCTATCCACGGAGCCCCCTTCCTCCAAGTTTTCCAAGACTCCTTCCCTTTGGGTTCTTGAATAATGGATCCCATTTGAGAATATTCTATGTCTATTCAGGAGGTATTTTATTTAGTAATATCTTAATAAAATACTGGTAGAGGGCTCGCCAAATCGCCCAATCTCTCAATTCGACGATTTTACAAAGGGTCGAGGATGGGATCGCCGTTTTCCTAAACAATGTCTAAAAGGGAGTTTGGCTACCAAAATAATAACGCGGGTTTCAAAGAAATTGTCTAATAGATCGATCTTTTTATGTCTATGGTGGGCGAGCGGAGCGAGCCCCCTTCCTCCAAGTTTTCCAAGACTCCTTCCTGGTCGGTTCTTGAATAATGGATCCCATTTGAGAAGATTCCATATCCATTCAGGATGCATTTTATTTAGTAATATCTTAATAAAATACTTGTAGAGGGCTCGCCAAATCGCCCAATCTCTCAATTGTGCGTTTTAGAAGTCTTACTTGGATCCTATTCTTGGATTCCAACCAGGAAAAACATTATATACCCGCGAGCGGAGCGAGTGGGTATAGTTATCCGGTACTCGTAGGTTTTGGGCTCTGCCCAAAACCTCGAAGTTATCCGGTATTTCGTAGGTTTTTATCGATGGGGTTTCCCCATCTATAAAAACCTCGATAAATCTCGAAAAATGATATGTAATAATATACAGTTCTATGGCAAGATTTCGTTCTTCCAATGGCGGGATCGGTGGATCCGGTATCTTTGGCATGTTTGGTACGACGATCGTTTGCAAAGCGGAAGACGACTCGATGTACTGTTCTATATCCAAATTTATCACAATGTGGTTACAGTTTTTGCTCTTTCTGGTTGTGCTGTTTTTGATTGTTTGGGTAGGATACCCTTACGCGAAGAAACACATTTTTGGGAAGGGGAGATAGGCGAGTCGAGGTGTTTAGCAGCTAAATACCTCGACAATATATAGAATGGATCCATCGATTCATATTTTGGTACCCGTGTTGCTTGCTTGCGTGATCAACGCCTGGATTTATTCCACCGGATTACAAAAGGGCGCGTCCAAAACGCCAGGTCTTCCTCCGGGATACGTGATAGGAACTATCTGGATCGTGTTGTTTGCCATGCTGGGATACGCGCATTATCTCTTGTGGAAAAAACATTCGCCTGCCAGTTGGGGAATCGTGGCGCTCATCAGTCTCTGTCTCTTGTATCCGTTCATAACGGGCCTAAAAAGACGGGAAGGCAAGACATGGGATCAGATCAGTCTTTTGGTAGGGTTGCTGGTTGCGCTCTGGGCGATGCAATGGTCCATGGAGGCGTTTTACTGGATCGTTCCGTATTTACTGTGGGTGGGCTATGTACGAGGTTTTGGGCAGGGCCCAAAACCTACGAGTACCGGATAACTTCGAGGTTTTTATAGATGGGGAAACCCCATCGATAAAAACCTACGAGTACCGGATAACTATACCCACTCGCTCCGCTCGCGGGTATATAATGTTTTTCCTGGTTGGAATCCGAGAATGGGATCCGACGAGGGGTTGTAAAACACCCAATTGAGAGATCGCGAGCGAAGCGAGCACACTGAATGCATTTTATTGAGATTATACTAAATAAAATACATCCTAAATAGATAGACAATAATACATACAAGTCAACTATTTGAAAAATGAGTGTTGTAAATTGAGAGGAACTAGATTGCGTTCTCTCGATTCGACGATTTTACAAAGGGTCGAGGGTCGGATCACCGTTTTCCTAAACAATGTCTAAAAGGGAGTTTGGCCACCAAAATAATAACGCGGGTTTCTAGGAAATTGTCTAAGAGATCGATCTTTTTATGTCTATGGTGGGCGAGCGAAGCGAGCCCCCTTCCTCCAAGTTTTCCAAGACTCCTTCCCTTTGGGTTCTTGAATAATGGATCCCATTTGAGAAGATTCCGCGTCTATTCAGGAGGTATTTTATTTAGTAATATCTGAATAAAATACTGGTAGAGGGCTCGCTTCGCTCGCGATCTCTCAATTGGGTGTTTTACAAACCCTCCTCGGATTCCAACCAGGAAAAACATTATATACCCGCGAGCATAGCGAGTGGGTATAGTTATATGGTACTCGTAGGTTTTTCGCGAAGCTAAAAACCTCGAAGTTATCTGGTATTTCGTAGGTTTTTATCGATGGGGTTTCCCCATCTATAAAAACCTCGACTCGACAATTACCCAAGCACATCAAAATCCAACGATATTTCCTCCTCTTTCGCCGCCCCATCCAGATCCGTGATACCGAGATCCAAGAGATCCACCGGGCTCGAATCCAAGATCTTGATCCGATCTTCTTCCTCCTCCTCTTCTTCTTCTAAACGCCGCTGCATCGCGCGTTCTGTACTGATTTGCTCCAACCGATCAATGTCTTTGGGCGCCAGAATCTGCTCTTCCGTATTGTTCAAATCCATTGCCGAATCCACGTCGTTGAATGTCAATCGCGTCGTCACCGGCTCGTTGTCCACGTCTTGAATCGACGGCACTTGTTCGGGCGGTTTCTCTTCTTCTGGCAAGACAAACGGCTCTTTGTCCGCCTCTTTCGCCTTTTCTTCTTCTGGAGGCACCACCGGTTCGATAATCACTTCCTCTTCTTGCTCAATGGACTCGTCCAAGTAGGCGCGAATGATGGCCTCCGTCGGAATGGATTCGCGAATGGCCGTCAAGATACACTCCTGGACAATCATTTCCAATTCTCGGTTGTTTTTCTGCACTGCCAAGGGAGAGATATTCTTCTCAAACAAATACACGTTCGTATACACTTTTCGCGCTGTATGGATATACACCTTGTGCAAAAATGCGTCTAGTTTTGGAACAGTGATATCAATCTTTTTCTGTTTGTTTCCCACACGTATGCAAGTGAGGGTTTTCAACTGGATAATGTGGACACACGTAATCAAATCTTCCAAATACCCACACCCACTCTTTTCAATAATACGCTGTCTCTCTTCCTCCACAATCACAGAGTTCCATTTCGGCACAAGACACAACAAATTCTGGAAAGTCATCAAGTACTTGGACGCTTCGTCGTTCTCAATCGCCATCTTCCACGCCTGATTGAAAATCGACTTGATCCCATCCATCACCAAAGGCGACAAAATACTGACAAGACGCGAGCACCACTCGTCTCTCGAAGAATGCAAATTCGAAATGGTGAAATCGTCCATGGTTTATGGGGGTTGTTGTACCCGTTTGTTTAAGTCATTCACCCGTATAACATATAAAGCATCAACAATTTTTCATTGCGGAACTGGGATTTCACTTGGTGGAACCGCATGATCCGATCGGTATACTCGAGTTCCGACCACCGGTCTTTTTTCGTTTCGATCCACCGGATCATGTCGAGGCAGGAAACACCCATTTCGTACAAACGGGTAACGGCCTCCATTTTCTCGGCGGCGGTAAAGACGGCATCCCCCAGAACCGACTCCACTTTTTCCAGCATATCTTGCTCAAAGGGGAACACCCGGTCCAATTGGTATTGGTGCAGATTGATGGACTCGCCATTCACCACAGGCTCGGGCACATAAATATCGCAAAAGCGCGACAAAATGGGGTTTAGCAACTTGCTCTTGTTTTCCACCACAATGAAAAACCTCGTATTCGAACTGAACAGCTCGATGCACCGGCGCAAAGCGGACTGGGCGTCCACGGTCAAATGATGTGCGTTCAAGAGGACGATCGATTTAAAATAGGCCCCCGATTTGTTCTGGATGTTTGTCTTGGCGAAAAACTTGAGTTCGTCGCGAATGAACTGGATCCCCTTTCCATGACTACAATTGACCGTCATGACATACGACTTGAGAGACCCCTTATCGCCCTTGTAGATTTTCGACAAAAACTCCTTCACGAGAGACAGTTTCCCCGTACCCGACGGACCGTGGAAAATAATATGGGGGATTTTGTTGGTAGAGAGAAAGAGATCGAGTGTTTCCTTGATGTGGGAATGGATAAGCAATCGGTCGTTGGTGACTGGAACGACCTGTTTTGCGGGAACGACACGGTTGTCAGTTTCCAACGAAAAAGAGGCAAACATTTGGTAGAGATATCGACAAGGGTTTATATATGTTCTCTCGGCAATTCAATGTACAAAATATACGACTAGACCTCAAATGACGGAAGAAGTGAAACAAGTCTTGTTCCCCGACAAGAGACAGAAACGGATCATTGTGGAAACGGATCATTGGACCGACGTTTCGGGCATTGACCAACGCCAGATAGTACGCGACCTGGCCGACCCAAAGACGGAAAAAAGGCAGGCCCATCTACTCTTGGAAAAAATGATCCGGGCGAAATTGTCCGGCTACCGGGCGCAAGACCGGGCAAAAGAGGTGTACGACGAAGGGCAGTTTGTCGGAATGGAAGACGTCTTGCAAGAGATGATCCGGTCCAATCTCGTTTGTTTCTATTGTTTAGGCGAAACCCAGGTTTTCTATGAATACGCGAGAGAACCTCGGCAGTGGACGCTGGAGCGAATGGAAAACGACCGGGGGCATAATCGGGGGAATGTGGCGATTGCCTGCCTGGAATGCAATCTGAGGAGGCGAACCATGTATCACGAGAGATTTGTCTATACCAAACAGGCGGTTATTCGGAAAATATAATTATATATACCCAAAAAACAAGATAAATAGAATCCGGTTTATTATCATATAAAGCCGTTATCATATCATAATGTTTTCACAAGTACAATCGCAAGACCCCGTTCCACCCGAGCCAAAGGAGCAACGGAGCAAATACAAAAACATGATCCAGTCTTCTACCTATGACGGAGAATCCAATTACGCGGCCATTGAAGAGATGCTAGAAAAGGAGACACAGCAGAACAAGACGGAAGCCTGGAACAAGCTCGACAAGACACAGAAAATCCAGAAACTCCACGCCTTTGCCGAGAGATACGGGAAAGACCATAATTTGCCAATCAAGGAAATCAAGAATTTGAAGACGTTTTTCCTGGATTCTCTCGATAAGGGCAAGTTGCAAAAGACCAAAGACGTGGTTTACAACAAGGAACTCCGTGACATTACGGGTATCCCCGCTCTCCATTTTAACATGGAAACCAAGGCATTTACTCTGCGTAATATGGACACAAAACGCGTCTCTACACTCAAATCCTTGACACCGAAACGGGTGAATTCGGATTCAATCAAAACAGAAACGGTATAAACGCGTGGCGTTTTATAATAAAAACCTACCATGTCGCATCCCATTCTATTTATTGTCATTAAAGAATACGAGCCGGCCGATCCAACCACCTATTCGGACTTGGCGCCCGTCGACAACACGATCCGAGTCGTGTACCGCGACTACGGGGACGACTGCTATCAATACGACGTGTATGTGCGTCGTCCGGACGGCAAGACATTCACGACGGTTCCTTATTCGGTTATAGCCTATACGGAACGCGAACTCGTGTCGTTCGTGCGGTTCATTTGCCACGTAGATGCTCGATTGTTGATTGACGTCTATCACGGAGAGTCGTGCCCCCCGGGACAAGACGCACACGAGTGGCTGAAACAATACGAAACGGAATCGCGCTCGGTGATTGGGTTTCAAAAGAAGCCGGTCGGGAAACCGGCCTTCCGTCTGCTGAAAGAGACGTTGCGGCAAATGAAAAAGGTGTATCCGTTCATTGATAATAGAACAATATAAACGTTTGGCTTGATTTTATTTTACAAAATGAATACAATCATGCATGACCAATATACCCAGACTTGCTGGGAACAAGACGTAGACGTAGATTCGGACCAGGACGAGGACGAGGACGAGGACCCAGAGAATTCGTGGGTGGACGACTTGACCGAGGAAGATGTCTTGCATACCGAAACTACCATACGGGAATACGCGGTGGATTGGATGGACGCGAATCCGCTTTCTCTCGCCTCCGCCCAAGTGGAAAAACAAATGGCCGCCGACATTGCGATTCATTTGTTCGAAGAATGGGTCGAGGCCGACATTTGCGACGAAACCGACGACAATTACCAGTTTTTCTTGGATTGGGTCAAACAGACCTTGGTCGACATGAATCTGAGGAACGCCCCCGTTTTTTGGCCCCCCACGTCGGAACCGGTGGCCGATCGGGTCCAGAGGCTCGACGACGCACCCAATCCAGAACAGCGGACCCAGGCATGGTACGATTTCCGGTACAATCTGTTAACGGCGAGCAATTTGTGGAAAGCGCTCGGAACCGATGCCCAAAAAAACAGTCTCATTTACGAGAAATGCCGGCCGTACGCGCTGTTTGTGGAAGAATGCGCGAAACACAAGAATTTGGGGACGGACAATTCGATGCATTGGGGGCAGAAATACGAGCCCGTGTCTCTCCAATTGTACGAACACCGGAATCAAGTCCATGTAAAACAATATGGGTGCATTGTGCACAAGGAGCACGCCTTTTTAGGGGCGTCGCCGGACGGGATCTCTGGCCCGGGTCGCATGCTGGAAATCAAGAACATTGTGAATCGCGACATTACCGGGGTTCCGCTAGACGCCTATTGGATCCAAATGCAAATCCAGATGGAGGTCTGTGATTTGGACGAATGCGATTTCGTGGAAACCCGGTTCAAGGAATTCGCCGACGAAGAGGCGTTCTTGGCGTCGCCGGTGGAAGACAAAGGGATCATGTTACGGTTTGTCCAGCGGAGGACGTTAGACGATATCATCAACCCCACGCCGGATAGTCTGGCCTTGGAACCCTTTTACGAATATGCGCCTCTCGGCGTCTTTAGCCAAGAGTGGATCGATGCATGTCGAGAGAAATATGCGCCGAAATATGTGCTGGCTCATACGGTGTATTGGTATTTGGACCAGTATTCGTGTGTTTTGGTGCGGCGGAACCGGGACTGGTTTCAAGCGGCGTTGCCGAAAATCCGGGAAGTATGGGACACGGTCTTACGAGAGAGAGAGACGGGATGTGAACATAGAGCGCCCAACAAGAGAAAGAACCCGGTGTCGAAGAATGTGGAGTCGGGGGGATACACGATCAATATGCCAGTCTTGAGTGGTGGACTGTGTTTAGTGAAACTGGATTCGTAGAATTCAGTGGACCGTGTTTGGTAAATATGAAAGTCAAATGCAAATGATATAACAAAATCACAAATTTCAGAATTCTGGTACATAAATTATACAGTTAACTTATAAAATGTATGCGGGAGTAAATATAATATTACAAATAATTATTGGATATATATTGGCAGATATTGTAAGCGGAATACTTCATTGGGTAGAAGATACATATTTGGATTATTGCGTCGATATTCCAATGTTAAGTGATATTTCAAAAGACAACGAATTACACCATTACTTCCCAAGAGCAATATTCGCATATTCTTATTTAGAAAACATACAGGTTACCACAGTGATTACATTTATTATGTTTCTTGTTATATTCATCCTCAATCGAGCTCTATTGTTCAAATATCCCTTTGCTTTTGCAACATTTTTTCTAATTGCAATCTTTTCAAACGTTTTTCACAGAATAAGTCATTTTCGAGATTGCGAGAACCAATATTTAATTAAAATGTTACAAAACGCAGGTATTTTATGTTCACATAAACATCATCAATTGCATCATGAGTCATCCAATTCAAGATATTGCGCGATAAGTGAATATACTAATTATATTTTGGACAATATTTATTTTTGGCGATTCCTGGAATGGTTGGTTCTAGTGACTACCGGAATCAAGCCGAGCCGAAAATCGAAATACGACGATTATCGTTCCATTCAAAATTATATGCACGAGAACGCAAAAATGGAGTGTCCAGATATACCAACTATGAAAGACGTTGAAATGCTAAAAGAAATATTGAGAGAATACAAACAATGCAATAATATAACTGCATAGACGATTCATGAAAACATTACAAATATTATCTATGAAATAATATTTATGTTACGATATATGAAGTGAATCAACCCAACTATACATTCAAACAATTCTAAAAAGTTACGACGTTAACATCTGACCATCAATCTTTATACCCTCTTCACTCGACTCGTCGGTGGAGGCTTTCGCATTACTTTTTTTCGATATTTCTGAATATCCTACTAAAATAAATAACCCAATCGGTAAAAATAAGGGTTCGTAATAGTTTAGGTAAGTCCATGCCATTACAAAAAATACTGGAAATATTTCATTTCTTGGTATCATTTTATAGCAATCCGATGTTCTACGCCTTTGGACATTCTAAACGCCGACCTTTGGGTCGGCGTCCATGAATGCACCTAGGCAACTGTTACTTTGAGACCGATAAATCCCCTTTTATATATCAAATAATTCCGCTTTGCGGAATTATTGAATATAAATCGCAAAGCCTCGGCTCGCCCGAGGCGAGCCTTTGGGAGATTGAAAGGTCCAAAGGTCTAAAATAGATCCATATTCCACTACATATAACTGCGATGATTACTTTCGTATCGTATTTCAAATATTTGTCTAGTATCATTTGTATCGTTATATTATATCTTTATATTTATCGTATGCTTACCCAATTATTTTTAGACACTACCGATCCGAATCTTAGATTCGCCGACTTATTTTCACCACATATTTTTGTTCCGTTACTATTCTCCGTTGTATTCCATACCCTTATTTATACGTTCGGTTTGAATTTAACCTATTATATTTTTTCTAATAAAATGTTGTCGAATCAAATAAATACAAAACTAATTGTATCATTACTCATCATCATGTTTTTGGGATTCTTTGCTCGGTTTTTTCATGTAAAAGATATATATCACGCGTATAATCAAGATATGGATAAAACCCGAAATCATCTGAATCAACTGTTTATTTCTTGGATTTTTATTTCATAAATTGAAATATGAAAATTACTATATCATAAGGAAGTCCGTAACATTGTAAATCACTCGAATGGTTGCGGGCGTTTCATGAAAAGATTACAAATATTATTCATTCAATAATATTTGTACATATAAGGAACAAGTTAGTTGACTACAACCCGGGTTGTCTTGTTGTTTCGTGCGGCTTCAATATCCTTACTTGGTCTATTTTCCCAGTAATCATTAAAATATTCTTTAGATTGGTCGTCTATTAATCGATATATTCGCTGTACATAGTCATTCGGGAAATGATCAATGACCATACGAACCAATTGTCTCCCTTGCAATCCAAGTTTGATTAATTTGACTCGACTATCCAACGGTAAATATACGCTTAGATCTTCATTCCGTGTTGTATTATAGAATACATTCTCTTGTTCTCCGGCACTGACTGGTTTGTTGTGGTCGCGTCCTATTTTGGTCAATCCAATATTTCCTCCTAATCCGATCCAGGATCCAATGATATTTTCGTCAAAACTCTTTTTTTGGGCGGTCAATTTGTTTTTAATCGTTTCTTTCTCGTACCCAAATAGCATTTTATATTCTTCTTCGTATATTTTGTTGAATTTTTCAGTAATAACGCGAAATAATTTTTCTCTATTTGAAAGTGACGATTTCCATACATATTGTTTAATAAGATAATCATAATTTGTAATAGGATGTAGTATATAGTGGTTTTCTATCAAAGGCCATTTAAAAAATGTACTATATAAATTTGGAACAGTTTCAATGGATTTATATTGTTCCTCGTTAATGATAAATTCTGCATTAAATTCGGCGGCCAGATCGTTATCTATATGAGACTGAATTTGCGCAAGCAATTCTTTACCATCCCCCCCACACTAGTTTTCCTTCGATTATTCCGTCGGGTTCTCCCTACTTTGCGACTTTGCGCCATTATATATATACCAAGAAAAAACATAAACCGTTGCCAGCTAACCTATATAATCCCAGAAACATGTCCCTTTTCCAATCCAACGAAGAGATGCGCGTTTTGAAGCGCGACGGGTCGCTAAAAACCGTCGCCTTTGACAAGATTTTGACCCGGGTCCGTCGCCTAGGCAACGAAGCCAACCTCAAAATCAATTACACCAGTCTCGCCATGAAAGTGATTGACCAACTCTACGACAAAATCCCCACCACCAAAATCGACGAACTTTGTGCCGAGCAATGCGCCGCCTTGGCCTCCACCCACCCCGACTACAACGTTCTCGCCGGCCGCATCGTCGTCTCCAACCACCAGAAAAACACGTCTAGCTCGTTTAGCCAGGTCATGTACGACCTATACCATTTCCAAGACGTCCACGGGAATCCAAGTCCCATGATCGCGAAAGACTTGTACGACCTCGTTCTAGAAAAGGGCGAGATGCTCGACCAAATCCCCGATTACGATAAGGACTACTTGATTGACTATTTCGGGTTCAAAACCCTCGAGAAATCCTATCTCATGCGACAGGGGAAACGCGTCTTGGAGAGACCACAACACATGTGGTTGCGTGTCGCCCTCGCCATCCATATCAAATCGGCGATGACGGATCTAGGCCCCGCGATACAAACCTACACGTACATGTCGCAAAAATATTTCACCCATGCCACACCCACGCTTTTCAATGCGGGCACACCTAGACCCCAACTCTCGTCTTGTTTCCTCTTGTCGATGGAAGAAGACAGCATTGACGGCATTTACAACACGCTAAAGGATTGCGCCAACATCTCGAAATGGGCGGGGGGAATCGGGCTACACATCCACAACATACGCGCCCAGGGAAGCCATATCCGCGGCACAAACGGGTCGTCGAACGGCATCGTGCCCATGCTCAAAGTCTTCAACAACACGGCCAAATACGTCGATCAGTGTGTAACCGGCGACACCTATATTCGCACCATGGAAGGGTTTTTACCCATCCAAGACATTTGCCCGATGAAAACGAGGATTCTGAACCACGCCATCAAAGAAGACCCGGGGTTCGCGAGAGACGCATTCTTGACGACGAACGATACCCGAGACCCCATGATCGCCGAGAATACGGCCGCGGATTCCTCTTATTACGATTACGCAACCAAAGTGGTCGAGCACGACTACGACGGACCCCTCTTGTCCATTTCTACCACGGCGTACGGCAAACCTTTGCGTATTACACCGGAACACCCGATAAGGACCCGATCGGACCAAGGTGTCGAGGAATGGACTGCGGCGTCCCAAGTGCAACCCGGCGACTCGATTGTCGACCATTCTGGGACGAACCTCGTGGTAAGCATAGCGAAACATCATTACAAGGGCACTCTCTATGATTTGGAGATGGAAAAGTGGCCGAATTATGCGACGATCCATGGAATCGTACATAACGGGGGCGGCAAACGCAACGGGTCTTTCGCCATTTATTTGGAGCCTTGGCATGCCGACGTCGAGATGTTTCTCCAGATGCGCAAGAACCACGGCGACGAAGAGTTGAAGGCGCGCGATCTCTTTTACGCCTTGTGGATCCCCGATCTTTTCATGGAGCGTGTCAAGGCGGGTGGCAAATGGACGCTCATGTGTCCCGACGAATGCCCGGGGCTCGCCGACGTCTACGGCGACGCCTTTGTCGCATTGTATACCAAATACGAACAGGCGGGACGAGGCAAAAAGACGGTGCAAGCAAGAGAGCTCTGGTTCCAAGTGCTCGATGCGCAAATGGAGACGGGCACGCCCTATTTGCTCTACAAAGACGCGGCCAACCAGAAATCGAACCAGAAAAACGTCGGCACCATCAAATCGTCGAATTTATGCGTGGCTCCCGAAACACGCATCTTGACGGACCAAGGCCATCTGCGCATCGACCGATTGGCGAATACGGAAGTGAATGTGTGGAATGGGGAAGAATGGTCGAAGGTCACGGTCAAGAAAACCGCCATCGATGCGCCCCTTATCACCGTGACAGTGAAGGATTTGTTGGACAAGGAGTCGAAATCGATTCGATGCACCCAGGAACACAAGTTTTACCTTTTGTCCCAAAAGGCAGAGACCCGCAATGTGGAGACGGAAGTGGCGGCGAAAGACCTCCGTTTGGGCGATTTCCTGGTTCCCTTTTTACTGCCTGACGGGAGCCATGTGTCTTCTTGGCGTGTCGTGGGACTCGAAGATTTGAATGAGCGCGCCGACACGTATTGTTTCACGGAACCCAAATTACATCGAGGTGTGTTTAACGGGATCTTGACGGGACAGTGCACGGAAATCATGGAATATTCCGACGAAAAAGAGACGGCCGTTTGCAATTTGGCGTCGATTGCGCTGCCCATGTTTGTCGATGCGCATTCCCAGAAAATCGACCACGCGGCGCTCCATAAAGTGGCGAAAGTCGTCACGCGGAATTTGAACAAAGTCATTGACATCAACTATTATCCCACGGAAAAGACGCGGTACAGCAACATGCGCCATCGCCCCATTGGATTAGGTGTCCAAGGATTAGCGGACGTGTTTTTGTTGATGGGCTTGCCTTTTTGCAGCGACGAGGCCAAACGGCACAATCGAGAGATATTTGAGACGATTTACCATGGAGCCTTGGAATCCAGTTGCGAATTGGCGCAAGAAGAGGGGGCCTATGAGACGTTTGACGGATCACCGGCGTCCGAAGGCATTCTCCAGTTTGATATGTGGAACGTGGCCCCCGAATCCGGCAGGTATGACTGGGTGGATCTAAAAACCAAGATCCAGAGGAAAGGCCTCCGGAATTCCTTGTTGCTAGCACCAATGCCCACGGCATCCACTTCGCAAATCCTCGGGTTCAATGAATGTATCGAGCCCATCACGAGCAACATTTACAGCCGGCGTACGATGGCCGGCGAATTCATTTTGGCCAACAAGTATTTGATGCTGGAACTGATGGAATTGGGTCTTTGGAACGAGCGAATCAAAAACAGCATCATTGCAAACAATGGGTCGGTCCAGCAAATCGACGCCATTCCGCAAGAGATTCGAGAGAAATACCGGACGGTCTGGGAACTGCCCATGAAACAGGTGATTGATATGGCGGCCGATCGCGGAGCGTATATTTGCCAGAGCCAGAGCCTGAATTTGTGGATCGAGGATCCCAATTACAACACGCTCACGTCGATGCATTTTTACGCCTGGTCGAAAGGCTTGAAAACGGGCATTTATTATTTGCGCAGAAGGGCGAAACACCAGGCGCAACAGTTTACGATTGAGCCGACGAAAAAAACACAGGAGGACGACCACGAAATCTGCGAATTGTGCTCGAGTTAATGGCTAGACATGTATTGTACAACAAATATTATTGATGGATTGAATAATATTTGGATTATGCAGTAAAAAACAAAGATAGGATTTGATGGATTGAATAATATTTGGATTGTGCAGTAAAAAACAAAGATAGGATATATGATTGGTTACCTGATGTTTTAAGCGCACGCCCATTTCAGAAAGTTCGTCAACAGCAAGCGACAACTGTAAAAGATGTCGTCGTTGTACTTGACATCGTATTCCCACATAGTAATGGCGTACTTGTTTTCCGCCGAGACGAGACGGATAATGTGCTCCTGGTTGTTCCGCAAGTATTCTCTGAAATTGTCCACACCACAGCGATGTCTCTCTTCCGTGACAATGATGTTGCGTATCCCGATTTTGCGCAAATTCTCAATTTGCTTAGAAACCGGAATGCGTCGACCTTTGATAAAACAGCCGGGGTTGATTACGACTAGCCGGGGTCGGTCTTCCAAGAAATCCGCGTCGTTTTCATAATACTGATATCCATTTCCCATGACGGAATACACCGCCCCTTTCGCCCACGTGGTCAACAATTCGCATCCATTATCGTAAAAGATGTTTTCTTCGCCGTCGCCGGGTACGAGAAGGTTTTTCATAAACGCGCGATACTTTGCAAGAATCGTCTTGTCGGGCACCAAGACAGATAAGATGTTGTCCACGATTGCAACGTCGCAGTCCGGCTTGGCATAAAGAACCCGGTTGTTTTCCGTGTAGTGTATGATTCGGTTGCCAATGAATTCGTCCAAGGGCGTCCAGGTGAAGAGTTTGGCATCCAATACCACGTACTTGGTATGGTAAGAGTCGGCGCCCGTCGGAATAAGATACTCATGGGGTTGGAGCGTGTACACTTCCGGGTTTGGATCATAGTAGTTCTCTATGGCGTCGTGGAATATACGCTCCACGTCGTATTCCTTGCCGTTCAACTGGTTGCATCGGATGAAATCTTCCAAACACTCCATCGTATTTTCGTCAAATCCGATGGCGTTCTTGTCGTACAAGGAATGATATGGCAGGTTGGCAAATCGGATATATCCTTCTCCCGTTTTGCTCGTAAGTTTCAAACCAGCAATGCTCGCCTCTTGCATCCATTCTTTACACGTGGCGACTGACTCGGACAGTTCTTGTTCTTCTTGGTAGTAAGACGACATTTTGTATTGCGATTGATTACGATGAATTGATTTGCGATGATTCCGACGCGACAAAAAGGCTTTCAATTTTATCGACCAAGGCCGTAAAAAAACAGAGACAAGAAGGATTGGATTGGGGGGGTTTACCTTTTATTCGGGGGTATCATCGATTCCAAGGGCAAATCGGGGTATTCGCGTAGTTTCAGAAAACACCGCAAACAAACAGCCACATCCGTGATGGCGTTGTGCATATGGATCGGCAACGTGTCTTCCGGGAACAGTGTCATGTACAATTCGGCCAAGGTGGGGAACTTTTTCCCCGGCGGTTTCTTCGGAGGCGGGACTTCCATGTTCGCGTCTTGGAGTGCAACCGTCGCCAAGATGGACAAGCGGCTTTCGGGAAAGGGGATCGCGCACAATTGGATGCTGCTTTTCATGGTACATACCTGTTCGATTTCATTCAATCGGTCAAACTCTTTGGTAAAGAGCGCGCGCATTTGTCGGACGATTTCATACGACCCCGTTTTTTGATACAAGGATTCTCGGTTCCGATAAATCTCTTGCCGAATCACTTGCGCATCAAAATGGATGTTGTGCGCAACGACAAAATCTGCCCGAATATAGGCGCGATACAAGGCCATCAAGACATCCACTATGGGTTTGCCGCGTTCGGTCAAGAGGGCACGTGTGATTCCCGTGATGCGCGTGATCTCTTCGCTAATGGGAATCGACACAGGTACCTGGATATAATCATCGGAGGTTTCCACCGTTTTCGTCTCGGCATTGTACATCATCCAACTTAGCTGGGTGATGTAGGGATAGGCATCCGAAGGGGGAAACGGCTGGCCGTATTTGTGGGGCGGTAATTTGCCCGTGGTTTCCGTGTCAAGGACCAAGATGCGAATGTGGTTTTTCGGCATGTTTACAAAGAAAGGGGAAAAGGGATAGGAGAGATGGAACATCGGGAAAAGGTAGAATCAATTTTTTCCCTATTTATTACGGGAGGTAACGATATCCATGCCCGACAATTCGGTCAAAAATCGTTTGGAGCAAGATTCGACCAAGAGCCCGTTGGCATAAATGCCGTAATTGCCATAATAATCGTCGTTTTCTAATGCTAAATGATAAATGGTATGGAGTCCTTCGTCGGGGAAAACACGGGATTTTCGATCGGCGCAAACGGGGAGGCGGTAAAGCCCGTCGGTGATGTATACGTTGTTTCCATTGACTTCACCGGCGCGTTGTTTTTCTTGTTCGTCCGACCATTCCTGGATCAAAATGGAGTGGTAGCCGGTCATGACGAGAGGTTCTGTCATGCCTGGGTATTGGTCGGGATCGCATACATAGAGTTGGTTGGGGATTCTCTCTTGCGTGGCGGGATGATGGAGTTGGCGTTTGCCGATTTTCCAGATGGGAACAAATCCGTGGCGGAAGGTTTTGATGAGGTCGTCGGATTGCAGTTTTTGAATGGGTACGTATCCGCGTTCGGTCAGTATTTTGGTCCCTTTTTTGAAGCAGGGATACGGAAGAACGACGATGATGAGGCATCCGGAACATGGATAGTATATGTTTGACTGATTGTTTTGCTCAAAAGCACCATCGCCACAGCCAGGGTTGTGCGCTGGGTAATATGTACCGTTAAAAGAGTTTCCCCAACCTGTTCCATTGACTGGATTGTTGGTACCTTTTCCTCCTCCCCCTGCACCATATGCGCATAAAGTGTACGGCCACGTATATCCGGCTCCACCGACGCCACCTAATGCAGCAGATGCATTTCCCCCTGCCGACATGGCACCGCCTCCACCACCCGAACTAGCCCCAGTGCTCGACGATCCACCCGGATTTCCATAAATGACCATTTTTGCTGTACCTGTCGCAGAACCATACGTCGCCGCTCCGCCCGGAGTGCTTCCAGGCCCGGCCGCTCCGCCTCCAGATCCGCCGCTATTTGGTGGGTATACCGAGTTATTTGTCAGTACGTAACCTCCTGCTCCCCCGCCACGTGCAGTAATACTCAGGTTGGGTCCTACTAATGTCGTGTCGCCTCCGTTTAGCCCCGGTCCTGCAGTAGTTATCGTATTGTTTCCGGCTCTTCCCACTATAATTGAATACGTCGTATTTCCTAACAATTCAGCGCTGCCTACCGCGACCGCCCCAGCTCCTCCTGCGCCACAATAAGATACACCCGTAATTCCTAATGGCGCTGCTCCACCTCCTCCTACCATCAATATATTTACATACGTGTAACTCGGAAAACGGATGTTTGCCGACAAATCATTAAACGTATTGTTATAGAAACAATACGATATCAATCCGCCCGACGCAGTCATAAAATATTGCCCAGTGGCCGTTGCGGACATTTATACTATTTGTACATTTTTATTATTGTTATTCGACGCGGCGTTTCGTAACTAAACCCATTATTATTTGTACCTGTATACAAATTAAAACCATGTCCAAACGGGTCGTCTATATTTCTTGCTACACCCACTCCGCCGGCGGCGAAACATCCTTGGAACTCCTCGAATCGGGTGTTTCTCTCGGTCTCTTTCTCGGACCCGGCGTCGACCCTGCCATGTTTGCCCCTTACCCGAATGTGTGTTTGCTGGGGGAAGGGAACTGGCGAGAGACGGCCGTCCACCGGGAACTCGAAAAAAGAGCGCCGGTAAAACTCCCCGAAACCCGGAATCGACAAAAAGACACGCTCGAACATATGGTGTCGATGCATGCGCGTACGGAGTGGATGGCGCGGGCCGTGGCCCTCAATCCGTGGAACGCGACCCATTTTGCCTGGATCGATTTCGACATGCCCTCTTTATTTAGGAGAAAAGCGGAGGCGTGGGCCACGATGCGAGAGATTGCGGCGCACACATTCCCGGAACGGGGGCTTTGGATCGCGGGATGCTGGCCGAAAATGTCAAGTACGGGATCGGTCGTCGATCCCATTCACTGGCGCTTTTGCGGGGGCTTCTTTTTGGGAGATGGCGCGTCGTTGCTGGAATGGGACCGGCTTTGCCAATCCAGGTTCGCCGACTTCATGGACCGGTACCAGATCTTTACCTGGGAAGTCAATTACTGGGCCTGGATAGAAGCGACCGAATCGGCTTTTCCCGGAGCCTGGTACCGCGGCGACCACAACGACACCATTCTCCATATTCTCCCCGGCATTTCGGCCGATACCTACACGGAACCTCTCGCCCAGGCATCGACCCATGTCTGCGAAACACCCTATGTGCCCCATTTCTACGCCGGATCCGCCAGTTTCGCCGCCCATCAAGGCCATTACTACATAAACACGCGCTACGTCAATTACTGGATGTATCCGAATGGCTGCTACCGGTTCGCCAACGGAGACCAGGTCATTGAAAACCGGAACTACGTCTCGGAACTCGACCCCTTGTCCTTGACAACGACCGATTATCGAGAGATGAACGGCGGTGTTCTCTTTGGCCTCGACGGCCAACCTCTCGTCCCTCTGGCCCGATCGGGCCGCGCCTTCTCGGAAGGCTTGGAAGACATTCGTCTTTTTTCGGGGTCGCACGGCCGGCTGCGTTTCATCGCGACGAACGTGGATTACAGCCCCACGGGGAAAAACCGCATGATCTTGGGCACGTATTGTTTGGAGACGCTGGCGTATAAGGAGTGCGCCGTCTTGGTGCCGCCGGATGGAAACGGGTGGTACGAGAAGAATTGGATCCCCCTGTATCGCGAGGATTTAGGGGAAGAATGGTTCCTTTATAAATGGTCGCCGATGGAGTGGGGGACGGTGAACCCGGCGACGAACCAGCTCGAGATCCGAGTGCGGCACGAGCCGAAATCGTGGCTAACCCGGAAAATGCGGGGGTCGACCGCGTTCGTGGAATACGGGCCTCTTTATTGGGTGGCGGTGGCTCACTTTAGCGAAGAACACGGGCCTCGGCATTATTATCATGTTTTGGTGTTGGTGGAAAAGGCCACGCTGAAACCGGTGAGGACGACGCGTACGTTTTGTTTCGAGAGATTGTCGGTGGAGTTTTGTCTGGGGTTTGCGATCCAAGAGGGGAAGTATGTGTTTTGGGTGTCGCGGTTTGACCGGGACCCGATACGGATTTCGGTTCCGATGTGGACGTTGCCGTTTTCGAAGGAGGCTTGAGAAATATCTCGGTATTTTGTATTAGACTTATGAGTGCATCAATACATTCACAAAACCAAACTGAGGATGCACAGGCAAAGGCGTTTTATACTAAATTGTACGGACCCCCCCCCCAAGGTATGTCAAGTTCAGATATGAAAAAAATAATAGGAACCGCATATCTGTTCAATAAAACACCAGATCAAACTGTAAATTTAGATAATTGTGCAAAAATGTTTAAAAACACAAACGAATGGCTTTCAGATAAAAACGCGAATTTTACACGAGAATGCAAACCGATTCTAATATCGACAGGAGTAATGGAACCGCCACGAAAACTAGCACCTGAAAAATATAAAAAGGTACCATTAGTTGCGGGCCCCAGTATATTACCGAAAAGCAGATATAATTCCGAAGATCTAAAACTAAACGGTTCTGGCCGAAGACGAAAGACCCGACGAACGAACCGAAGAAAGAGACGATCCACTCGGAAATCGCGGGCGTAGTTTGTGTTGCCATAAGCTTCGCGATAGGGCAACTAGTCATATGGGTTTTTGCCCATATGACTACGCCTTAACTCGGATGAGTAAAAATACGCCGAATATATAGAATGAATACGAAGAGAAGACGGAAGGGAAGAAGAGGTACGCGCAAAATGACGGGGGGTGGAATGGGAAGTACGATTCTAAATTCGGGTTCAACATCCATTACAAAAGTTGAATTGAATACAACGTATACAGTGATTGATAAGAATTGTGGATTAAATTATACACTTAAAATTAGTCAAACAGTCAATGATAATTCCACGTTTCAAGTAGAACTATCCAATATTACATCGGGTACTGCATCTGCTATTGTGAAGGGTCAATACTCCAATTACGAATATTTATTGAAATCCTTTTACGGAGACAAGTTTGATTATACAAAACCCTCATCGTCCTCAGCACCATCAGCCACATCGGGTTATGAAAAAATTGCAGAAGCTTTTTCGAATGATGTAAAAAAACTGGAGAAGATAACATGTAAACCTAGACAAATATCTGTGGACCAAAAAAACACGGTTTCCACTGCAATTTCGAAATTATCACTTGATTTCGAAACAAGACCAAAAAGGTATGCTAAATATGGTATCGAGCAAACGGTAAGTGATGCGGAAACCGATTTCATCTACAACGTCTACAATTATTATATCAAACTCCTCAATCCGGCAAATCCGTATGTAAATAAACCGCATTACGAGTTTGAGCCGGGGGATGCGGTGGTTGTTGCAACTGCACCTGTACCTGCTGCAACTGGACCTGGAACTAAACCTGCACCTGTACTTGCACCTGCACCTGTACTTGCACCTGGACCTGTACTTGCACCTGGACCTGTACTTGCAACTGGATCTGGAACTAAACCTGTACCTATAACGGTCGATTCGACCTATATCCAATGGAACGACATCCGGACCCCGCATTATTTGGTGGATAAAAAACCCGTAGAAGAATCCCACCTAAGTTTCGATGTCAATGTATTAAAGGACCTTTTGGCCGACTCGGGAATCAAGGATTTGGCCAACGTAAAGATCGATTTG